GGAATACGACCCTGAGACTGACGGAGTTGACTTCCTAGGTAACGTGCTCGAGAGCGTTAACTTCGCAGACGCCTTCATCAAGAGCGGCATGACCCACACTGGTCTCGCTGCCCTCGGACTCATGCTGGGTAGCCTCGCTGGAGGCGATGACGAAGAGCGTAAGCGTCGCCGTCGTGAAGAAGCTATCGGTGTCGGTCACATCTACGATCCTCGAGACCTGCGGAACGACATTCGCAATGCAGACGCTTTGTACTTCGAAGACTTCCCCTTCCTGGCACAGTTCTTCGGAGTCACTGACGAGAACGGTACGCAGCGCGCTCCTGCTGAGCTCCACTGGACGCTCAAGCAGTTCATCTCTCCGCTCATGGGTATCTCCCGGTTCATGGATACAGGCAACTACAATGAGATCTTCTGGGGCTTCGAGGACGCTCTCGGCTCCATGCCGCTGATCAATGCCAACGGCTGGAACGACGCAGTCACGACGAGCAACGCTCTGTTCGAGCAGTCTTACGATGCTGAACAGGCTGCTGAGAACGATGAGACTCTGCTCGCTACAGCCTCTGGACTATTCCTCGATGGCGTCTTCAACCTCGAGCGCATGCTCCTAGAGAACTCCTTCATCAACGGTCTCTACACCAGTGCAGACCGCTACGACCGTGATCCTTGGACTCTGGCAGACATCGACGCTGACGGTATCCTCCAGCGAGACAACCTCAATGTACCGATGGAGACCACTGCTCTGAACGAGTACTTGAACGACGAGGGCAACGCTGCACTCGGTACTGAGGGTCGTGACCAGCTCAGCGGGTTCCTTCGGTCCAAGAGCGAGCGACGCTTCACACTGGCGTTCTTCGGTAGCCTTGTGACCGGCTTCAACACTCAGAACTCCCTGTGGCGGTACGACATGGCTGCTCGTACCTACAGCATCGAGAAGCAGGGGCTCGAGCAGAACGAGGTAGACACCCTGCTACTGTCAGAGTGGAACGGAGCAGGTGAAGAGATCCTTAACCTCGATGGGGTGGACGCTCTCCTGCGCTCCATCCACGCGGGTTACATCTCCAAGACCAGCCCGGTGCTCGAGAACATCTACCTGACTCAGGATCAGCGGTATGCCGCAGCAGAGCGCTTCGAGGCTACGGTCATCCAGCAGTCGCTAGATGCAGGACTTACGCCTGAGGAAGCAGACGCTCGCTGGGACGACATCATGTGGGGTCGGCCAGACCAGCCCTGGATCGTGCCGCTCTACGATGTTATCTTCTCCAAGGGCTCTCACGAGAACCAGATTCCCTACGACACTACGAGCACCTATCGTCAGCTCAACACGACCTGGGTCATCGGCCCAGACGGTAAGCCGTGGGCTACTGGTGTTACTCGCGGTGAGCTCAACAACTTCTGGGGCATGGGCGCGCTCCAGCAGTTCAACGGTGCCGGTGGAGACGTTCTAGGCAACCTGACTCAGGACGGTCTGCTCAACTCGACCGACGAGACCGGCAACATCAACACTGGAATGCGCAGTCTTGAGAAGGTGACGTCTTCCACCCTCAACCCCACTGATGAAGATATCATGGAACAGTTGAAGGACATTGCAGCCAAGATCCGTGAGGGTCTACAGGGCAAGTCCTACGGTAACGCTGGAGCAGGGTACCAGCGCTACAGCGGCGGCGGTGGTGGAAGCTACTCCGACATGCCGTTCATGCCGTTCCAGAATGACATGAAGTCGCCCTACATCGACAACGTTCCAGGCATCTACATCAACAACCCGAACATTCAGCGTGCGTACATTAGGCGTCAGCGCTTCTCAGCAGAACGAGGGAGAATCAACCAATGGCAGTAAAAGGGGAGTTCGAGGCCATTGAGTCTTTCGAGGACTGGTACAGCCAGACACGCCTCGATCGCGACGGGTCCTTGGTCTACAGCGGATTCACGGACGCAGCGGCGAAGCTGCAGAAGCGTCTTGACTACTACAAGCGAGAGATGGACGCGCGTGTAGCCAACTACTGGAAATACGAGAAGATGGCAGACGCTGCCGTTGTCAACGAGCGTCCAGATCTACCCAACGTGAGCTCGGGTGAGGCTGCAGGCTTCATCCGTCGAATCGCTCGCGCTGTGGTGCAGCACACGCCGAACGTCACTGTCTCCGGTCTCTTCGATGATGACGGTATCGGAGGTATTGTCGCCACCTGGATCACCAAGGCGAAGATCATCGGTGACGACGAGTACAGTAGCAACATGCAGCAGCAGCTATATGCTACTATGGTGCGCGCTGCCACCCTCGGCTTCGACTGCGTCATCCCTACCCTGCTCCAGAACTCTAACAAGTCCTGGTACATGCAGTACGACAACATCAACTACCGTGACGTGTTCCCTGAGCCTGGAGTCAAGGATGTTCGCAGAGCTACTGCAGTCTTCGTTCGTCGCTACCTGACTCGGGGAGAAGTTCACCAGCTCATCACGACCCAGGCTGTCGGCTGGGATACTCGCGCTCTGCTTACCCTGCTCAAGACCAGCCCCGGCATGAAGGAGTACACCGACCACCAGTCGAAGAAGCACCGTGTCAACTCCGAGGCGTACGAGATCATGACGTGGTACACGAACTCGGGTGAACCCTTCCTCACCTGGGCCGTCGACAGCCGAATGCTGCTGCGCATCGAGAAGAACAAGCACCCGCTCAAGGAGCACCCAGTGTTCTTCTTCGTCCCAGACTACGACGGAGAGCAGCCCTTCGGTCGCTCCATTCTGTCGCTGATCTACGGTCGACAGGAGTTCCAGGACTGGTTCCTGAACGGTGCTATGAAACTGTGGCGCCTGAACATCGAGCCGCCCATCATCGGCTACGGCGTGGTGAACGCCATTCCGAACATCGGTCCAGGTAAGTACACGAGCATCCCGAACCCCAACGCTCGCGTCGAGCCATTCGAGGTTCAGTCGCAGTCACTGCTCATGTTCAACCAGATTGCTCAGGCTAACGCTGGCAACATGGGCCAGATGATCGGAGCCTCTGACCAGCAAATGGCTGCTGCCAGCGGTGCTCCAGCTGGAATGAGCCAGACTCCGCAGGGTGTCGAGGCTCAGCAGCAGATGGTCGATACTACGACCAACAACTACCAGAAGGCCATGGAAGTCTTTGTGTCTCGCTATCTCAGCTACGCACTGACGATCTACTTCCAGGAGCTCAAGGGGGTTAAGAGTATTGCCCCATCAGCGGATGCTCGACAGTCTCTCATTGGTGCTGGGGTTCCCCCAGAAGCCTTCATTCACAAGGCACACAAGAGTACCGACGACGAGGGCAACGAGATTGACGTTCCTGATGACGATACTGGTCTCGAGGACGGCCAGCTCAAGACGGACTTCTCGAAGCTCGCTGTACAGCACTGGGTCAAGGTCGTTCCCGGATCTCTCATCGAGCTCGAGGATGAGAAGCAGGTTCGACTGCTGAATCAGATGCTCATTCCTCTCAGCCAGGCCATGCCAGCGCTCGCACAGACAGGTGATCAGGACGCCGTCATGCACGCCACCAAGACGATTCAGTACATCGTCAACAAGCAGATCGAACTGTCTGGTAGCTCGAGCACGGAGCAGCTCAAGGCGCTCATGGCCGGTACTGATCAGCCCGGCCAGCTCAAGCAGATCGCTGCTCTCGAGAGCTCGCTCTCTGGCAGCACGTCTGAGTTCGCTCAGAAGGCAGAGATGCAGGACCAGGTCATTGCACAGCAGCAACAGCAGCTATCTGAGATGACCAATATGGTCGCTCTGCTAGCCGAAAAACTTGGGGTGCAAATTCCATCATCCGCGCCACAGGGAGGGGATTCGCCGGTCAACTCACCTGCAGCACCAGCTACTACCGTATAATTAGAGTAGGCACAAGGGTGTCTACAACCACGAAAGGAACGTCTGCATGGGTACTATCGCCCCCGTACAGAAGGACACTCTCACAGCCCACCAGCTCGTCCTTCACAAGTACATGCGTATCGCGTCGCCGCTCACCGGTGTCTTCAACGGCACCGATCTCAATGCGAGCGACTTCAACAACTCCCGCATCATCGGCATCCCGGACATTCGCGTTGACGACTACATCGTCGATGCTGAGATCGGTCGCATCGGCGCCGACCTCTACTCCGGCTCCGAGTTCACCGGCGAGTGGAAGAACGGCATCCCGCCGATCGAGTGGCGCTACTACTCGACCAGCCGCCGTCGCTCGTTCGGCTACCTCGTGCTCGAGGAGCAGGAGAAGTTCGTCCCGATCAAGAACCTTCCCCAGGAGTACCTTGCTCGCAAGATGAGCACGACCGTCCTCCGCGACCACGACAAGTACGTCCTGCTCGCGATCGTTCTCGGTCGCATGTCGGGCAAGCTCGTTCCCCGCGTCAGCGGCGTGGACACCTACGGCCCCGTCACCACCGACGTCCACAAGATCAGCTGCACGGGAAACCAGGCAGACTACAAGTGGATCGCCGAGCCGGGCGAGGACTACGACAACGAGATGCAGCCGTCGTTCGCGACGATCAAGGGCATGGAGTGGAACGCGGTTGACCCGCTCAAGACGCTCGACGCTCTGACCCTGCAGTTCTCCGAGAACTGGTGGGACTCGAACATCTCCAACTCGGAGCGAGTCCTCTTCATCACGTCGGCCATGGAAATCACCTTCCGTGACGTCATGATTTCGAAGGGAACGTACGTCGACAAGGGCTTCGACATGTACATGAACTCCGACATCTCCGGCGCGAACGGACCGTCGTTCCTCGGCGAGCTCCGTGGAGGCTGGCGCCTCATGAAGATCCACCCGGAGTTCATGCCGAAGGTCTTCGTCGACGCGAGCAACGTGGTTGACCCGAACCCCACCCTCACCGGTGTCGGCACGGCGACCAGCCGCACGCTCAAGCAGGTCGCGGCCCTCGCGGTCTACAAGGGCTCTGCTCAGGTCCACGAGTTCTTCGCCGACAAGCGCCAGGAGGACGGTGGCATCCGCTTCAAGGGCACTGCATACGTGCAGGACTTCGCCTACGACGCGTGGGTCATCGACCAGAAGAGCGAGGGGATCATCCCGATCTTCCTGCCCTCCGACCTCGACGGCAACGGCACCACGGACGCCAACTACACCCCGGTCAACGACCAGTTCGTTCGCGTCGCCGCACTCGTTGCAGCGGCCCGTACCCAGCTGGGCACGAGCCCGTCGCAGTACCCGATGTCGGGTTACGCGACGAACATCTCGCGTCCGACCTGGTACACGAACCCGTTCACCAGCCAGGGCTTCCTCAACGCGGGACTCACCGTGCAGGAGGCCGGCGACCGTTCGGCTCGTCGTCCGATTCTTCCGGAGAACAACCCGGTCGACGCGGCAGAGCTGTCGGGCATCGTGCAGTCGGTCCTCGCGAGCAACACGGCGCGTGCCAACAGCACCGCCGTCACGCTCGGCCAGATCCGCGTCTTCGGTTCGCCGACGTCGCTCTGGATCGTCACCACGGCTGGCACCACCGCGGCCAGCCAGCCGTCCATCGCCAGCAAGGACATCGGAGCCTCCGTCACTGACGGCACTGCGGTGTTCAAGCGAATCCTCTAGGAGGTTCTTCCATGAAGGAGCTTCTGGAAATCATTCGCCAGATCAACGAGCTCAGCGGCGTCGCGATGGACGCCCTTGAGCAGGTCGCAGGGGGTGAGGGCGGCGGCGAGGGCGGCGGCCCGAAGCCACCCGAAGGGGGTGCCCCGCCTTCGGGTGGTGGAGCACCCGTCCCGCCGGGCCAGTAAGGGACAATGGGCGGCACCTGGGATCCTTCCCTCAGGTGCCGCCCATTCCTTCGAAAGGAACAACAATGTCTTACCTCTCTACCTCGCCGGAAGCTCAGACAGTCATCCGGCTTGAGGCACGCAAGAGTTTCAGTCTCGCGCTGTGGATTATGGACTTCATGGGCCACGCTCTCGACATCACCGACTGCCAGCTGCGCATGGTCGTCCGCAAAAACTTTGTCGCGTCTGACCCCGGTGACGCCGCCAACCTCATCATTAGCTCGGACGCCTTCCTGAGCGCGCCCGAGAAGGGGTACGCTCGCTTTGACATTCAGGCCAGTGAGCTTGACCACCCTGCCGGGGAGTACCAGTACGCCGTTGTACTCGTTGCCTCTGGCTACTCAGCAGTCATTCTCGAGGGCGTCATCGACCTCGCAGCCAACACGGAGTTCTCGTCAGTAGACGACTCCTTCACTGCCGGTGTCAACCCTGTCTCTCAGCTAGAGATCAAGCTCCGTGAGCAGCACGCCGTCAAGGTGTATGCAGGACAAGCTTTGGCTCCGGGAACATTCAGCTTCACCACTGCAGACAAGCAGCACCTTGACGACCTCTGGGTGCAAGGCTGGACCGCTCTCGCCAACAAGCCTGTCTTCGGTACTGCGGCCTTCGTCAACGTCTCTGACATCGCCATGCCAGCGGGTGGCTCGCCCGGTTCTGCCCTGCTCAAGAGCTCTGGAGCAGACTACGACACTCACTGGGCACAGGTAGCCACTGGTGGCACCGGACTCACGGCCACAGGCCAGCCAGCCGGTGCGGTCCCCACTGCCTCCGGCGTGAACACTTGGGACTGGATCATCCCTGTCCCAGCTGTTCAGACCGTTAACGGTGCAGGTGGTATCGTTGTCCTCGACTCCGATGACATCGATGACACTGGCAAAACGCACAAGTTTGCTACCGCTGCAGAGAAGGCTAAGCTCGCTTTCTTTAGCGCTACTCCTGCATACAGCGACCTTGCCGGTCTGCCTACTCTGGGCACCATCGCCTCCCACGCCGTGGGCGAGTTCCTGGGATCTGCTACCATGATCTCAAACACGATCATTCCCAAGGTCACTGCTCTCCGAGGTACTAGCCGTGGTACTGCTGCCCCCAGCGGTGGCGTAGACGGCGATCAGTATAGACAGTACACCTAGGCCCTCGCATGGCATCCTGGGCAGCAGCGCTACCTACAACAGGTACCTCCATGGATGGAGGTATCCAGCTCGACATGAACGCCGTTGCGCGGGTAGACCGCAGTGGCTGGGACGTGTCGTTCAATGAGTACATCTACGCTACCAACACAGCCGGATTCCCAAACAACGCTACGCCAAGTCAGGCTTATGGTAGTGCCAATGGTGTGGGAACCTTCTTGGCTTATAATGCTGGATACAACATTCCCTCCGGCCACGGTATCGGCGCAGTCTGGGGTCTAGGTTCCGGCTCGTTCTTCATCGCTGTCACTGCTGACGGTAACTACACTCTCACTGGTATCGCCGCGAGCTTTAATGACTCTAGCTCTGTCCTTGGTGATGGTGGATTCAGCGGACAGTCCTACGCATTCCCTCGCATCTCTGTCATTCCAGGAGCCCCTAGTGCACCAGCCCTCAGCTTGCCTACTGTGTCGAGCCTCCGTTACAACGCAACGCCGGGAGACAACGGCGGCTCTGCAATCACTGGTCGAGAGGTACAGTACAGCACCAGTGCTACCTTCGCCTCTGGTAACACGACCGTCACCCCTGGGTCGCTCACAAACGTAAACCTCACAGGGCTCACTGCTCGTACCAAGTACTATGTGCGCTCGAGAGAGATCAATGCCCTCGGTAACGGTGCATGGTCTGCTACAGTCAACGCAGACACTCTCGACTACCCTGGAATCCCAACCCTCGCTTTCACTAGCAAGACGACGACTCAGATCGTTACAGCGCTCACAGACCCCGCCTACACTGGTGGTGGCATCACTGCTCGAGAGACTGTCATCTCCACGAGCGACGTGTTCGCCAGTATCCTTGATACCAAGACGACAACCACACCGACCTTCACAGGTCTCACGCGTGGCACCACGTACTACTCTCGCAGCCGCGTTCAGAACTCTACCGGCTGGAGCGCGTGGTCCACCACGCTCGTCACGACCACGGACTTCGAGGTCCCGAGTACTCCCACAGGCTACGCCCCTCACGATATTGCTAGCACAACTGCCTTCTCGTCGATGGGTACCATCCTGGACAGTGGAGGCGGTCCCCTCACCGCTCTCAACTACCAGCTGAACACCACTCCGTCCAGCGTAGGGGCGGTAGACTCGACTCTGGACACTGCCCGAGAGCCGATGTTCGCGGCACTAGCCGAGGCTACACTCTATTACTACAGGCTGAGGGTCTCCAATGGATCTCTGTGGAGCGGCTGGGGCGCGTGGGAGTCGTTTACTACCCTCAACACCGTACCAACAGCACCCACGAGCTTCGCCACCAGTGCACTCGCCGATTTCAGTGCTACCCTCGGCTGGGCGGTACCTGCTGACCTCAATGGTGCTACGATCACTGGCTACCGCATTGTCATCGCCACAAACAAGGCCATGACTACTGGAGTCCAGACTGCAGACGTGAGCGCAGCTACTTTCTCCAAGGTGTTTGTTGGCCTGACTCCAGGAACGACGTACCACTCTCGAGTCTGGGCACTGTCCAGTGCTGGTGATGGTAGCCGCGCCAATCTTATTACCTTTGCCACCACTAACACTGGTGGTAGCGGCGGTATTCTCTGGGAGAACGTCGGCGGGGTCTGGAAGCAGATCACTGACTGGGAGAATGTCGGCGGGGTCTGGAAGGAGATTGTTCTCTGGGAGAATGTCTCTGGCGTCTGGAAGAGTAACTAATGGTCCAGCTAACGAACAGTCCTAGAGAAGCCACCGTCCTCAAGGTGGAGGCTCGCAAGAGCTTTGCCATGGGTCTCTGGGTGCGTGACTCCAACAGTGCAGCTGTGGATCTCACCGACACGACCATCTCATTCGTGGCCGCTAAGGTGTCTCTGGCCGGAGTCGTGACTGAGCTCTTCACCGAGCTGGCAGATCTCGCCGACGCTGGCAAGGGTTACGCTCGATTCAATATTCAGGCCAGCGACCTGGACCTCGCAGTCTCGACATACTCGTTCACGATCACTCTGCTCACTGCAGGGTACTCTGTTGTGCTGCTCAAGGGCGACCTCGAGATTCAGCCCAACGTGGAGTTCGACTCAGTCGGAGACACATATCTGGCGGGGAACCCCACCCAGACGCTCATCGTGGCGCTCCAGGAGCAGCACGTAGTCCACGTAGACCTGACCACCCTGTTGCCCCCAGACGTCGTGCACATGCCTCCGGGGGGTGCCACTGGTATGGTGCTCACCAAGGCTAGCGATGCGAACTACGATCTGCTGTGGACGCTGACCGGTGACGGTAGCGACGCAGCCGTCGCGAGCTACATCTCCAACATTGCTAGCCTATCTAGAATGCTGCTCGACGGGCTGTATGCAGGGAAAGTCGCCACGGCAGCCGACATTGCCGCGTTGGAAGCTGACGTGGCAACGCTAGATGGACTGGTTGCCACTCTCAATTCCCAGTACCCTCCTACATGGGCTAGCCTGACAGGTGTTCCTGCAACCTTCCTGCCACTGTATGTGCCGATTGCTACCAAGACTGGTACAGATCTACCGTCCACGTACCCGACGGGGTACTCCTACATGACCATCTCGTCTACGGCTGGCTGGCCTGTTCTGCTGGCGACCATCGTTACGACCCGATACGGCACCAACCGTACTACACAGACGGTCACAGAGAAGACTACCGGAGCACAGTACGTTCGCTCGGAGACTGATGGTAATGCTTGGGGCGTCTTCACCAAGCTCACGACAGCTACTGAGCTTGCTATAGAACAGGCGAGGATCACTGTTCAGGAGAGTGCTAGTAGCTACGAGGGTACAGTCGCAGCCGATTGGACTTATGGTAAGCCCAACGTCACGCTTCTCGGTGGACAGTTCTACAGCGGCACTGTCAGTGCGTTTCTCCCTGCTAGAGATGTAGACATTCAGCCAGGTTCCAGTGTTATCCTGGAGAGATCTGTCGGTGGTCTCTGGACCATTGTAGCCGTTAGGAACACAGGACCGCAGTTCCTCAAGCAGATTTCTTTTGCATTTAGCGGTACCTGGCGCAATTACGATTCCATCCCCGGTGATCCTATATTTGCAGCCAGTCTTAGTAATGTAACCGTTCTTCCGGGTAGCGGTCGCCACGGCCCTGCGTCGTTCACTAAGTCCAGCTCTGGTTGGGTACTCGTATCGGGTCTGGCTTACAATGCTTCGGCAACGGGTGGTAACAGTGTAATCGGGATTCTACCAGTAGGTTTCCGACCTTCTGTACGGCACCGCTTCCAGAGCCTGGGCAGAGTCGGCGGTATTGAGGTTCGAACCAATGGTGAGATCGTCGCGATAGCAGCTACCGGAGTAGGAGCTACACTTTCGCTCAACAACGTTCGATTCAATATCTCTGCTACTGTTAGCAACATCACCGGTTACGCAAACAGCTGGGTTGACTATGGCGACCCTCTGTATGGCGTGGCCGGTCAGGGAGTAGACTCTCTGGGTTGGGGCTTTGTTCAGGGCCTAGTTAAAAATGGATCCGCAGTAAACAACACGGTCATCGCGACGTCACCTACGGCGGGGGCAATGGCTCCTGGCTCAGCCTTTATTCGACACCAGTCAACTGCCTCCGTCCTAACAGAGGCCGGAGCAATCTATATTTCCGACCCCGGTATTCAGTATAATACTGCTTCTGGTGGCAATACAGGAGTAGCGCTGAGCGGGGCCATATGGGATCCTCTGGCACTCGCTGTTCCGTGGGTGGCCGCGCCCTATCTAAATTCTTGGGCTTCTTTCAGTGTAGCCAGCTACTCAGCCGCAAGCTACTATCTTAGAGCAGACGGTCTGGTTGCTATTAGGGGCTTCATCTCTACAGGAACGATCGGTCTAGCCGCTTTTGTTCTGCCAGAGGGTTACCGTCCCAAACATCGTATGGTTTTTGAAACGCTCACAAGTAATAACGTTCTCGGTAGGTTGGATATCTATCCTGATGGTCAGGTTGTTCCTCTCTCAGGATCATCGACCTGGTTCTCTATTGAGGGCATCCTCTTTCCAGCAGATCACTAAAGGAGAAATGAAATGGCTGATCCGTTCCTCATCATTGAGGACCCCTATGAGGGGCTCGGCTTCCACGCTACGTGGGAGCAGCACAAGACCCAGGGTAGCTTCGGTGAAGATCGTAAGAACACCAAGACCCAGGCCCACACCGCGCCGTCTGACGGCATCGTGACCTACGTCGGCGGTACCTACCACGAGGTCGTCGTACAGATGATCAACGGTCAGTACTGGCGTACAGCAGAGATCGCTGTCATTGACCCCAAGATCGTCAAGGGCGCTCACGTCTCTCGTCGACAGGTCATCGGTACAGGCGCCTACGTTCGCGGTGGCATCGCTCGTGGGGCTCACCAGAACGGTATCGACGGTGCCGGTCGCAAGCAGTTCACCAAGATGGTCACGCACACCAAGGCCGCAGCAGACGCAGCTGCTAAGGCTGCAGCACCCAGCCCTCGCTCGCGTACTACCCTGCCGGACGGTGCCAACGTTCGCTCCAGTGCAGCGATCACGGCCACCAACAAGGTCAGTGCTCTCAAGGGCAACTGGACCTACGAGATGGATGGCTGGCTTCGTGGTGGTCCCGCCAACGGCAGCGACGTCTGGTTCCACTGTGGCTTCGGCTATGTACACTCCAGCGCCTTCACCGACAAGTCCACGGCCAACTTGCCTGACCTGAACCCGGTGGTCGTACCTCCGGTGGTCGTGCCTCCTGTCGTGGTGCCACCCGTTGTAGTGCCGCCAGTGCCTGAGATCTTCAACGAGCAGCAGCTGGCTCAGCTGCGCATCGTCGTCGAAGAAGTACTCGCCAAGAAGAAGATCACGATCGAGGTCAAGCAATGAGCCTCGATCCTCTGCTCGAGATGACTGCATCTCAGCAGCCACGAGTCCGCGCTAAGAGCTGGCGCAAGAGCGAGAAGGAGCTTCGCAAGGCGAGGCGCCCCTCTCGATTCCAGATCTGGGCCTTCACTGACACTGGAGCCTACCGCCTGGAGCGGGTCATGGGCTACGGCTTTGCGATCTACTTCGGCATCTCTGCCTTCATCGCGGGTATCCCTACCTTCGACTTGACGGCTCCAGACGGTTGGACACCAATCTGGTCAGCAGTCCTGATCATATCGGGTCCGATTGGTCTCGTCGGAACCTGGCAGAACACGCCAAAGTTCTGGAAGATCGAGCTGGCCGGAGCATTTCCAATGGCAGGATCACTGACGGTGTACGCTGCTGCTATGCTCTTTCTGGCCTATGGTCCGGAGGGGTCTGAGGGTAGGATTGCAGCGGGAGCCGGTTTCTCCTGGCTCGCCGCCCCCGCCATCATCCACTGTCTACTACTAGTTGTAAAGATCATCTCTGAGCGGAAGGCAAGCTGACATGGAATGGGTGGCCCCGATAGCCGCTGGTGTCTTCGTACTAGCGAGTACACTCGTTACTGTCATCGTCAACCTTCGAATCTCTCGGGGAACAACGGTTGCTACCAAGACTCCTACCACAGAGGATGCCTGGGCAGAGGCGAATCGTGCTCGAGCTAGTGAGAACAGGTACCGCCTGTACGCTCACGTGTGGGAGGATCTGTATTACCTAATGCGTGGAGCTCTCAAGAGCTTCGCTCGTCGCATGGTCGAGAAGTACGGCGATGAGGCGGCTGCACTCAACCTCGTTGAGCGAGCAGCACTAGAGGCTCCAACCCCGGAGCCGATTAAACCTGAACAGGAGAAGCAAGCATGAGTGATTCACTCGGTACCAAGACCCCGAATGTTGTGGTGGAGAACCCTGACGTTCGCCGTGTGGCCAACATCGCCCTCGGCGTCGTCGGCCTCGTCGTCGGAACGGCAGTGGTGGTTGACGCCAGCACGCCGCTCTTCGACATCTCAGCGATCACCACCCCGGTCTTCGCTGGATACGCCTACATCGCAAGCCTCTTTGGTTTCGCGGTGACCATTCCCAACATTCCTCGCAACCCGATCGGCTGAGTTTCACCCTCAGTCGCACGGTTTGTGTTAGAATAGTCTCGTAGAAAGGAGCGGAGATGGCTCTCCAGAAGCTCAAGCAGACCAATAGCATTAAGCTAGCGTCGACCCCGAAGGACGACAACGGTGGCGAGGACTTCCTAGAGCAGCTTGGCCAGTCAATGATGGTCAACGGCATGGGAGGCCACTCCGCTCCTAACGTCTTTGCTCAGCAGCAAAACAAGGAAGCGATTGCTCGACAGGCTGCGGTCGATTCAGCAGCATCCGATCGCACTCAGCGTATCTTCCAGAGCGCTATCTCCAACTGGGAGGGCGCCGGTAACAACACCGAGACAGTAACCGGTGCCGAGTACAACGCCCTGGACTCTCGACAGAAGTCCATCCTGGACGCGCAGACTCAGCTCTGGAATGCAGTCCAGGAGGACACCAAGGCCAGCGCAGCCATGACGCCTGACCAGCAGAAGGCCGCTATCGAGAACACGGACTACGCGTCCACTGTCACCGGCTTGTTCTCTGAGCAGGGTGGTAGCTCTAAGTACGCGCCTCGTACGGTCGCTCTCCTGTCTGAGCTGGGTCTCGGTGGCGACTTCAAGGATCTCGATGAGTATCTGTCAGGCTCCGCCTTCCTCACCAAGGCTCAGATCCTCGACTCGACCGGAGAGGCCCCTGCAGCGGACGCCAACTATGGTGAGCAGAACGCTTTCCGCCTAGGTGCAGGGGCGACCAACCCCAACATCAGCGGGGTGCTGGCTTCGGGCCAGTCGCTGATCGATGCTCTCCAGGGTAGTGCAGATTACAGCTTCGTCCAGGGTCTGCCCTCGACGACCAAGCCAGACCCGCTCGCGAGTCTCACAGACCTGCAGAACAGCGGTCTGAGTTCCCTCATGCAGGGGATGGCCCTGAGTGTCGAGCCGGAGGATCTCGGTACTTTCGTAGACACTGTACAGAAAGAGTACGGTGTCACCCCTGAGCTGACTGAGGCCTTCCTTCGTCGTGAGCTCAATAACTGGGAGGCCAGTGGTACGAGCTTCGGCGAGGGCTACATGACCCCAGAAGAATTCCGTATCAAGTGGAAGGTAAGCTAATGGGCTACACACCGTCAAGTACCAAGAAGACAGACACCCCCGGTGCCTACGGAGCCAACGGGATGCCGACCAGTCCGCCCCCCGGCGCTGACTCGGAGTACTACCGACTGCAGCAGGTGGTTCCCGGCGTTGCTACGACGACCACGAACACCAACACCGGTCTCACTCAGGCCGAGCTCGATGCTCTGGCTCGCAACCAGGCCGCAGCCGCTGCTCAGGCTGCTGCAGCCGCTGCAGAGGCTGCAGCTAAGAGGGCTGGCAAGGACAAGTCAGCCAAGGAGAATCAGGCCACCAACGACATCGTTGACTCGCTTATCAAGAGCATGGCCAACTTCGCCAGTGGTCGCGATAAGCAGCTTGGCAACGCCAAGTCGGTCTTCGATACGACGCTGTCTGGGATCCTCGCGCAGTACTCCACTGCAGCGGGAGATGCTGAGGCGTACAAGCTCCGCAACGAGCAGGACTACGACTCCAAGACTAACGCCAACACGACGAACCTCGTGCGAGAGTCCAATGACTCGCTCGCCCAGGCTCTGTCTGTCGGTGCAGGTGAGACCGATTCTCTGCGTGCTATGCAGCAAGCGGTGCGAGCGTTCGACAACAACCAGCTTGATGTTGCCGGTAGTTTCAACGACACACTGCGCTCGATCAACTCTCAGCTGACGAGTGCTGCTAACAGTGCACAGAACGGTCGGCTCAACGCTTGGCAGCAGCAAGAGGAGGCCAAGGGCAGCATCTGGGGTGACTTCAACAAGAACATGCAAGACTCCTGGACGAACATTCAGCGCACCGAGGCTGGCAACAGCAACATCGACAGCGACTACTCGACAGGCTTCCAGAACCGTTACGGCTCGGACGACGCCGTCAACGCTGTCGACGAGATTGCCAAGTACACAGGTCAGGTGTACCAGGTGGAGAAGCCCGACGATGTCTGGTCCTCCAACTGGAGTGGCAAGAAGGATCGCTTCGAGAGCAATGCTCGCCTCGGCAACCAGTCCGCAGCCGTCAAGGCTGGACCCATCAAGCGCGCTCAGGGTGCCTCGCTAAGGACGTGGAACTAATGCCCAATGCTGATGTGGCATTCACGCTGGACCAGGCGGTGTCAGAGGTACTCAACCTGCTGACGGGCCATGCGTTCAGCCACGTCCCCAAGATGGAACGATACTACTCCATCACGCAGACGATCAATCGTGCCCTCCGTATCGTTGCTACGGAGGCCGATTGGTCGTACTACTCAAGCACCGAAGAGGTCGGCGTGGCTCACGCTGGCGATAGGAACGTCAACCTGCGACCTACCGTTCGCCCTCGCATTCTCATCGACGACTCCGTGCGCCTCGTGGATGACAACGACTATCCTCGTGTCTGGGCTCACTTCCTGCCACGAGAGGCCATTCACAAGGTGCCAGACCGCAGCCAGCTGTGGGTGTCACACGCTCGTTCTGAGCTGGAGTTCTCTCGCCCATTCTCTCCTGGAGAAGAGGGCCTACGGATCCTCGTCCCGGTCATGCGCGAGCCGCGAATGTATCGGCTCCCTGAGCGGCCCGAGGATCTCAACGACCCCATCCCCGAAGTGCCACAGGAGATTCGCGACACGATCGTGGACTTCGAGTGGCCCGACATGATCGTGCTCAAGACGGCGTACCTGTACGCTCAGACAGACCCGATCATGCAGCCTCGAGTGCAGACCCTTGAAGCCAACTACAAGGATCTCATGTACGCCATGAAGGATCGCGACACCAAGTTCACCGACGCGCCCTTCATGAACCCGTACACTGTCCCTGTGGATGGCAGCATCTACGGCACGCAGAACGTTTCCCACGTTCCTTACGGAGACAAGATCTACTAATGGCTGCGCCCAAGAAAGGTATGCAAGCGCCTATCGATAGGCCGCTCGCATCCTCGTACCTGAGAGAGTTCCACGGCTGGAGTACTGCTTACCCACCGGGTATCAGTGACCCTTCCAGCCTCCGTGTCATGGAGAACATGTTGGTCACAAGAGACGGCGCTCTCCAGATTCGACCAGCTCTCCAGAACGTTCTGAACCAGGTAGCCTCACTGAACACTGGGAATGGTGATGATCTGGGCATCGTCGGTAGCTTTGAACAGTTCTTTGTTGCACAGTCTGCAACGTACACTGGAAAAGCCTTCCTTTTCGCTGTCCGTGGCAGTGCCACTATCAGCTTCCGTGCTGGACTGCAGCGCAAGGCAGACAACCTATACGACATTAAGCCGCTCACTGATGTTGCGGTGGGATTCACCGGCACAATCCCAACCTTCTCGCTAGCCACGACCTTCATCAAGTACCTCCAGATCGACAACAAGGTACTGGCGCTGTCTGACGCCGGTGACCCGGTTGTTCTCTTCAACGTGGGCACCACAAAGACAGCCAAGAGTATCCCGCCGTCGGGACTCACTGTTCCTGCCGTCACTGACGCACTGACGGTGCGACACCCCGACGCAGCCTGGATTGACGGTGTCTCGAAGGTCACCATCCCGGCTGCAGAGACTCCTACCAAGGACACGCTGATCAGCAGCACTCCCGGTCTCGGTGTCGTTACCATGACGATCGCCAGCCCTGGAGTCGTCACTCTCGCGAACCACGGTCTGCCGGTAGATACCCCGATCGTCTTCACGACTACAGGAGCGCTACCAACCGGTATCGTGGCAGGTACCACGTACTACGTCAAGCAGGTGCTGACTACCTCGACGTTCACTATCGCTGCCACTGTCGGTGGAACAGTCATTGCTACAACTGGAACCCAATCTGGAGTGCACTCGCTGGCCTATGGGCCCAACTCCAGCGGCACCCCGGCAGTCACTCAGAACGTATTCAGCTTCGCCTTCTGGTTCACGTTCTCGAACGAGTTCGGAGAGAGCTCGCCGTCGCCGATGACGATCGTCAAGGCTAAGCGAGGCTGGAGCAGCTGGAAGTTCAATGGTCCCGACGCTCTCGGCAACCCGCTGGATCCTGTGGTAACAGACGCCACGCTCGCCGCAGACCAGCTGGTTGCTATTCTTCCTGCCGGTCTGGCTCTCACAGCCCGGAACCAGGGAGCCACGCACTGGAACCTGTACCTCGCTACGTGGGGTGACGAGAATCCTGTCCCCAGCGAGGGTGTCCTCGTGGGCACCAAGGACCTGCCAGCTAGCGGTCTCGACAATAACATCGTCAGCTGGATTCAGGCTCTGCCAGCTGTTCCTGCTGGATCGGTCACCATGGCTCTGCCTGATGCGGCTACTCGGGATGACTTCAACTACTCGAAGGGGCCGACAGCCCGGCAGGGTCTAGTGGCTGGTGACCGACTCATCCTCGTCAACGATGCCATCAACCCTGCCCTCATCCGCTGGTCGAGCAACTCGCCTGACCACTACACCGACTTCTCGCCGTCCCAGGGTGGCGGACAGAAGACACTGTCGAGTGGAAACCTGCTGATTCCTAGCTGTGTCAAGCTCTGGCAGAACCCGCAATCAGTCGATACTATCACGATTCTGTGTGAGGGAGTAGATGGCTACCACGCCGCGTACTACATGGCTCCAGCGTCTGTCAGTGGACAGAGCGAAACGACTATCGTCATGGGCTTCGAAGAGACGACAGCTACTCCAGGTACGACGAGCCCATACGGGGTCGAGGTTCTAGACAACGCGCTCTACCACCCGCTCGAAACTGAGCTGATGAAGAGCACGGCTAGTAACTACAACCTCGCCCACAAGACCCTCACTGACGACATCGTCAACAAGTGGCACTCACTCATCAACAAGCGTAGCATCATCAGTAGCCAGTACGATGGGCGACTGTACTACATTGTTGACAACCCTGAGGGCAGCTGGCTTGACCCTGTCTCCGGAGAGGCTCTCGACAGTTCCAAGTACAAGGGCAACGAGATCTGGGTGCTGGATGCAAAAGCAGAGCAGCCACAGTGGAACCGCTGGCTCATCCCTGCTATCTCCCTGCGAAAGCTAGAGGTCGCCGGCAAGCTTCGCCTTGCAGTGGTCACTCCAGAAACCATCTACTACCTCGATGAGGAAGTAATGGACGACCAGTACTTCCCTCCGACCAACATCATCCAGACAAGGCCCATCCCCTGGAAATTTGAGACCAACATCATGGGAGCTAACCGCGCCCACAACGCTTGGGCTCACATTCAGGACATGATCCTCAGTATCGGTAACTTCTATGGTGACATGGAGATTGGCTTTAAGGGACGAGACGTCCACGGTCGCTGGATCGACATTCACAAGATCATCCACGCTGACGGCGAGCCTCAGAACGGGTCTGTCTGGCCGCGAGACTTCGATGACTACCTGCTAGCTCGAGAAGACCTCAAGGAGTGGGTCTTCTACGGCAACAGCATCGAGAAGGACGGCGAGCTCCAGTCTAGCTTCGGTCAGCTGAACTACGCTCAGTTCCGTTACGCCCCAATCTCTGTCAACGTCGGCTACGAGCTCGGTAGCATCGAGACCTTCGAGTACGGCCGCAGCGTTGAGGAGGGAAGCTACCAGTATAGCGGTGGACCTAACATCACAGTTCCTTACGGGGAGCAGTGACCTAGAGAATAGGAGGTCGGGCCTCTGCCCCGGTTTCTGCCCCGTTGTGGGCGGAACCGGGGTATACTCGTAAGTGGGGCAATTAGCCCCCCAACCGTAGTGGAGGAAACCGATGGCGGAAACGCGTAGCAAGTCCGAGTTGTGGAACTTGCTTAAGGAGAAGGGTTGGAAGCCACCGGCAACCAAGGCCTTCGTGCAGTACACGGCAGCAGAGCTGGAGCTGGAGTACGGCACTCTGCTTGCCACCGAGATTCAGTCTGACACTGATGCCGAGCTCACCGCAGCAGAGGTAGCCGGTCAGCAGCCTGAGGTTCTCGGTACCGAGGAGCAGCTGCAGTTCCTGGCTGAGGTACCATCCGAAGACGTACTCGCCGACGTGGTCGCTCACTGGCCCGACGACCTCGCGTCTGCAGTCGTCACGGCCCCACCGACCCCTGTGGCCCAGACCCCGGAGAAAACTCCAGAGGTGGCAACCTCCGGTGACTCTGGCCCCAGTCTGGCAGAGCCACGCCCCGGCGACCCGGACTGGCTCCCAGACGTGCCCCGTCGTGATGAGCCGGACGCCATCGCAGGACTGCGAATCCGGACGCACGGTCGCAACGATCCGCTTCGCGTGGACTCGTTGGGTCGCGTCTGGTACCAGGACGAGGTCCGCAAGCCTGCTACTCCGCGTCCTCGAGCTCGCTCCGTGCTCAATTTCCGTGACCAGGGTTCCAAGACGATCGAGATCCGTAACCAGCTCGGTCTGCTCGAAGAGTCCTTCGAGGTCGCCGGTGACGCGCCGCAGGACATGCGCGTCAAGGTGACGCTCCCCTCCTGGCAGGTAGGTATCTACCAGGATCCTCGCCTTCCTTGGCGAGTCCACGTGTACAACAACATTCGTGGCTTCGACCGCCTCGATGTTGTCGAGTACTTCGGCGGCATGGACCACGTTCCTGCCAGCATCAAGGTGTTGTACGTGGGCAGTGACCTGTGCTACGACATCATCAGCGCTCGGGAGACTCTCGAGGCTATCGCCAGGGAGCAAGCGCTCCAGATCGGACGTCAGTACTAATGGAAGCCAACAACGCAGCCCCCGAGATGGAGCAGCCAACGCTAGAAGAGCTAGCTGGCGGTGACCCCGAGCTGCTCGAAGCGATGCAGAAGGCACAGGGGGGTCAGTGGGCAAACACCCTCGTGGAGATCTGGGAGGACACTCTCAACCGCGAGGCTGCTGGCTGGGCTGGGGAGCCCTCGATGGACACGTACCAGGCCATTCTCCAGGCCTGGCCCTTCCTCGGCTACCACGACGTCGCCAAGGTTCGCCTCATCGCCCTCCAGCTGACTCGCGAGTCGCTGGACGCGCTTGACGCTGCCATCGAGATCTTCATCGCTGGCACCGACAAGACCAAGGCCACCGTCTTCTCCATGAACGAGGACGACTGGTTCCACAACCGGATGCTCTACCTCGAGATCATCGCTCAGTGGACTGCGCTCGCGAACCAGTGGGGTGTACGCTGGCGTCAGGCCAACCTGCGTGAGCAGCCCTTCGTGCACGCTGCTGTTGCGATCTGCATCGCCAAGAACATCGGCCCGAACGGTCTCACCGAGCACATCCGACACCTCAAGGACTTCCAGTCCTTCGGCGAGGAAGAGCACGCCTACCTGTCCGAGCGGCTGCAGTTCCTGATCGAGGGAGCCGGTGATGAGTGATGCTCCTGAGGACCAGATTCCTGAGGGCAAGTTTGTTTCTCAGGTTGACTCACTCTTTGCGGCTGCATTCAACGAGGTCTACAATCCGGAGGACCCAGCGACGCCGCCAGCAGGTGGAGAACCTGCTGCTCCTGCTGGAGAAGGAGACCAGGCACCAGCTGCTCCGGTCGAAGGAGCTCCAGGAGCAGGAGAGCCAGCTGCAGCACCGGCTGCAGGAGTTGTACCCGATCCTGCAGCAGCCCCAGACGGAGAGGGTAGTCCTGACGGCGACGCCGCACCTGCCGGAACTGACCCTGGAGCTCCCGCTGCCCCTGCAGCAGGAACCCCCACTGCGGCTCCAACGCACGCAGAAGTAATTCCGAAGTTCGCTGAGGCGAGCAAGGCTATCTCGGACAATGCTGCTGCAAGCTTCCGCAACCAGGCAATCCGAGAGCTGGCAGAGACCCTCCGACCGGAGTACGCCCAGGCATTGGGGAAACACCCCTACATGCTGGTCAACACCGAGGTTCCCAATCTCCGTGGCGACGGCAACATCACGATTCGTGACTCTGCCGAAGCCAAGGAGTGGCAGGAGGCCGCTAACCAGCTGATGGAGGCAGAGATCAGTTCTCGAGTCTCTGCCAAGGCCGACGAGAGCAAGCCCATGATGAACATTCTCCAAGAGAGTGTTCTCCTGTTCCAGAACAATGCTGACCTGGTTCCGGGTACGGCTGAGTTCGATCAGGACCTGGCCGAGCGATTCGCAGAGCACGCGAAGTCGTTCGAGCACAGGATCAACGGTAAGCTCTACGGCTACCAGGTGCCCGTCCAGAACCTCGTCAACACCCTGCGATCGAAGCTGGTCGCGGAACGTGCTGCTGCAGGTACACAGTCTCCTGCTGCTACTGCGAGCGCTGCTCGACAGGCACAGGCTGCTCAGCAGCAGCGTGACGCTGCAGGGCAGTTCGAGGCTCCCCAGGCAGGGATCCCTGCCAAGGCTGGCAGCGGTGGCGCTGACGGTGAGAACTACGACCCGTTCTGGAATGCCGCTTTCGGTGGCGCTCCAACGATGAACGTCTAGGAAGGACGATCATGGCACTGGGCAAGGAGGAAATCGAACACCGTTTCGGTTTCCACAAAGCAACGATCGAGGGAGCGAATGCTACTCTCCCGATGCACCGTGATGTTCGCATTGCGTTCCGTGAATTCGCCGAGAAGCTCGATGAGCTACTTCCTGAGGGTCGCGCCAAGAGTGTTGCATTCACGCACCTTGAGGACGCGAGCATGTGGACTCACAAGTCAATCGCTGAGCTTTCTCCGCTGGTTGAAGAGCCCATCGAAGAGCCTGTAGAGAACAACACTCTCCGTCGCTACGTCGGCAAGTCTCGCGGGGAGTATGTCTACTTCCTTCGGGCTGCCAATGGCCGAGTGTTCTACAAGGACTCTTTCGAGCCCCCTCACGAGTTCGAAGTAGACGAAGACCTGTTCTTCCGTCACTACGATCCCGCGAACGACTAGTAGCATGGCCACGACCTTCCCGCGCTTCTACGTACCGCGGCCATACCAGCGAGAGCTCCACGACATGTGGAGAGACTATCGCGTTGGTGTGGCTGTGTTCCCTCGACAGAGCGGGAAGGACGTGGCTGCTTCTATGGAGCAGTGTCAGGCACGTCTGAAATACCCCAAGACCCTGGGCGTGTACGTAGCGCCCGACCGTCCCTCGATCAAGAACATTCTGTGGGACAAGACTTACTTCGACCCTGAGTCGCAGCAGCAGATCCAGATGCTCCAGGACAACGTCCCTCAGGATCTTGTTCGCTGGGCCAACACTGACCTTGAGGGTCGATTCAGCAACAAGAGCATGCTTAAGCTCCAGGGCTGGTTCCAGTCTGGTCGAAACGAAAACGGTGTAGGAACCGCATTCCGCGACTACACGTTTACTGAGCTGTCTCTGTTCACGCGAGAAGACCCTATTCCTCGTCTGATGCCTATCATCACGTCTGAGAACGAGGGTGATCCCAAGCGACTCATGGCCGTCGCTACCCCTCGTGGCAAGCGGAACAACCCGCTGTGGAAGCTGATGGAGTCACTCAAGGGTGACGAGAACTTCAAGGTACTGATTCGTACCATCGACGACCTCAACGAGATGATGCGCAAGGAGGGTCTCCCTCCAGTCCGCAGCGAAGAGCAGCTTGAGAAGGACAGAGACTCGTACCTCCGTCGCTTCGGCAACGCTCGCATGTTCGAGCAGGAGTACTACGTCTCCTTCGAAGAGATGGATGCGGCGGCGGTCTATGGCGAGGCCCTCGCTAAGATGCTCCAGGAGCGTCGTAACGAGCCCTTCAACCTGAACCCTGCTCACCCTGTCTACATCATGTTTGACATCGGAGCCTCGGGTAAGCACTCAGACGCTACTGCCTGGATTGCCTTCCAGTGGTACAACCAGAAGCTCTTCATATACGACGCCGGAGAGGGGCATGGCAAGGCCCTGCCTGAGTATGTAGACATTCTCCAAGAGAAGCCGTACTTCAACAAGATCGCCTACATGATCCTACCGTGGGACGCCAACCACCACGAGAAGGCTGTCAACACTACTCCAGCCGACATGATGCGGGAGCGGTTTCCGAACATCGCAGTACTCGCTCGTGGTACCAACATCTGGACTGCGCAGGGTCTGCCGACCGGCAACGAAGCCGACCTCATCACCATGGTGCAACAGGTACGACTCCAGATGTACAACACGTACATCAACGGTATTCCGGATGACGAGAAACTGAACCTGCTGCGGCTGACGAAGCCCAATGCTGACCTCGTCATCGAGTGCATGGAGAACTACAAGTACCGCTACGACAACGTCAAGCAGGAGTGGACCCCGTACCCTGTCCACGACAAGTTCTCTCACATCATGGACTGTGTCCGCTACGCTGTACAGGCTACTCAGGAGATGGACTTCTTCGGTGGCAGTCCGTATGACGATCACAAGGCTTCTACCACGAACGAGTACACACAGGATTGGGCTGGCCAATGGTAAAGAAACTAGACCGTCACAAGACGATCAAGGAGGCTCTCGAGTACGTAGCAGCCAACCCAGACGCTCCTGACAAGGCTCCCTTGGACATGGAGATCTGGGAGATCGTGGCCAGGAACCTGTTCCTGATCGCGAACAAGCCCGACCCCCGAATCATGGGCAGCATGGCTCGGGCCACGAGAGCTCAGAAGATCATCATGAACCGGACCACTGGTACCCGCCGTACGGGTACGCATCCGGCTGTCCGCTCTGAGGAGAAGGTCGTGTTCACAGACCTGACCACAGCTGCACTGGCCTCGAAGCCAGAGGAAGAGACCACGACCAATGTTTGATCCAGACGACGACTTCGTAATCATCGATGACAACATCGGTACAGAGGTAGTACGCAAGCTACGGAGCGAGATTCCCCAGGATCACCGAGTCTCGAACGACTCTAGGCTGGTCTGGCTCTGGTCTCAGCGACTGGCTACCGTGCAGAGCATCATGGTCAACTCGCCAGACGTCATGGACGTCATGGCCGCCACGCTGGTCATCGGAGCGACGATGGCTAACTATCTACCGTCGATAGAGCTTCTGCTGCAACGTCTTGAAGGTGGCGCAGTAGATGATCAGACAGTGGTGGAAGAGGGCTCGATGCCCGTATAGTCCGGGGTAGCGGTCGAGTGTTAGCATGCACTCTCTTAATTGCTACCTTGGCCGGGCTGAGGCATGGGCCACAGTCACAACCAGCATCATGCCAGTATAGCTCGGCTACGGAATAGGTCTCGGGGAGCTCGCCTCTAGCGTCGTCCGGTAGGACGACTACTGGATTCTCCCTCTCCTTAATTCTTCTGACTCTATCATTCTCTACTTGACGGTGACGAGCGTACCACTTCTCGTAACCGGGATCCGTCTTCCTCATACCTCGAGAGTCCCCTCGCTCCACTCCACCTGTAGCACGATGGTAGCGGGCTTCTTGTCCTTGACTCGGAACGATGGACGTACCGTGTACGCCTTTCCGACGTGGCGACCAGCAATGGTGGTCTTCCGGGGTGTGCCGAAGTACGCCAGGAGGATAGCGTTGATGTGACGCAGGTGAGCATTGGCGCTGCCCCAACGGGCACCACCCCGCCACACCTCAGGGTCCACACCCTCTGCCTTCGCGAGCTCAGCCAGCGACACGCCGGTAGCCCACTCATAGACCATGGCCCCTGTCACTTTATGGCCAAAGTCACCATTCAGCTTCGACAGAAACTTCCGGACTTCGCGCTCCCAAGCGATGCGTCGAGGATCCTCCTTGATAACGAGGTCTGCTCGCGTGAGCGGTAGCCGACCTCGCTTCTCCTCATCGAGCATGAGCTCTTCCACGTCGGTAGCGACCTTGGCGCTCGTAGCCGTGCTAGTGAAGCGAGCCAGGTGTGACGGGTCAAACTGTTCTTGAAGCTTCTTGTGCAGCTCAGCTGCAGTCGTATCTGGCATTTTGCCCTCCTAGTTCCAATTATATCGCGTGTTGAAAAGAAAAGGGTGACTCCCCGAAGAGAGCCGCCCTTTTCTATGAGTAACGCTGAATGTGGTTGATGATGCCAGTCATCTCCCGCTGATCCATTCCCAGCTGGTCGCCCCTAGCTCGGAGCAAGTCCGGCCAGCCCTTGACGTTGTACTTGAACAGTCCACACCCGATCGCATACAACGACTGGTTGCGACGTCCCGCAGGGATGGGCTTGGCCAGCCGCTCCAGGATCTGTTCCTGAGCTATAGCCAGGTCCTCACCAGACAGGTCTGTACCCTTGTAGGCCAGAGCTAGCTCCTTGGTCACCTTCTTCTGCTCCAAGAGCTTCCGTAGTGTCCTCGGCAAGGGGGCCATGTCCAGATTGTTCCAGCGCTGCTGCGAGTAGTGGTACACAATACCCACCGAACGAATGTCTACCCCAGGAATGAGGCCGTTCGCGTCCGGGAAGTCGGCGAAGCCCTTCTCAGGATCCCACAACGATTCCGGTACAGAGTAGAACAGGTGGTACCCGTTCCCACTCTTGCTAGCCTCTGCCTTAGTCTCCGGCAACCGCAGGATACTGCTGGCCTGGATACCACCGTTCTTACCGTCGATGTCACAGCAGATAGCAGGAACGCTTCGCATGATGATACCGAACGGATAACCTGCCTTGAACTCACTGAGGATTCTCGCGGGCTTGAACTTGCCACGCTGAAAATTTTCCATGAACCGTGTCTGGCCCCAGCCGGACTGAGTTTTGAGCTCACCGTTCTGGTCCTCCAGCACCCTCGTGAGGGCCAAGCTCTCTCCCCAGTCATAGCTGCCCAGGGGGTCTGGGTCTGTGTACTGCTCAGTCGTCTCGAACCACTGCTTCATCGTCTGAGGATCCTCCCTCCAGGGTGTTGAGTGCTCTCCACGTGTCCGGTAGGATTCTACCGAGCACCTTGCGCGTGATCGGTTTCCCTCCCTCTCGCTTTGTCTTGCGCTCGATCACGAAGTGATCAGCCAGCTGCTCCCAGATTGCTGTGACCGTACGGTCCCCGTAGTTCTGACTAGCCAACCAAGGTTGGAGAGCCGCGACAAACGTGTCTGCAGGGTACTTACCACCCTTGATTTCTTCGATGAACCCTGGAGTCGTCCTGTTCGTTGCCTCAATGAAGGCTAGGATAGGACTACGCTCCAGGTCGTTGTTGATCTGCAGGTCTTGACTACCCTCGGTCAGCTTGAGCTTGCTCGAGATGGACAGCTCGTCCACCCAGTGCTCCCAGAGCAGTGTCAGGAAGGCGTCCATCATTCGATCACTCGTCATGACGTGCTCGAACATGAGATCCTTCTCGTACACGTTCGGGAAGTGGAACCTCACCAGTCGCTTCTGCAGCGCACTGGACTTGTCCCTCGCCTTCGGCTCCTTCTGCAGCGCCTCAATGAAGAGTGCATTGGTCTGAACCGTGAACGGCTGGTTCTCGAACTTGAGTTCAATGTCCAGCGGCTCCCCAGCAGTCAGAGTCTTCTCAGGCCCTGACTCCGCGATGTAGCTCATCGGTCCATCGAAGACGATGTTGGCCAACCGATTGTTGAGCGTCGCGATGATTGCTCGCCGAGCAGCGATGTCCTGTCGGAGTACGCCACTGACGTTGCCCTTGCCGAGCAGCTTGCGGAACATCGCCAGCAGTAGACCCTTACCGTTTCGCCCTACTCCCAGCAGGAGCAGGTACTTGACGGCTGCCCACCCCGGCTGGAGAGCCGTAGACAGGTGGTACAGCAGTGAGTGTGCCTGATCGGCGTCGCCGGTCCACTCCGTGATGACTCGGAAGAGCTGCTTAACCTCAGCGTACTCTTCCTCGTCCTTGCTGATGATGCGGTGGTTGATGAAGTTCGGGGTGAAGCCCTCCTTCTCGACCTCGATCAGACCGTGGTCGGTGAGGTAGGCTAGCCCGTCGTTGTGCTTGACCATGACATATGGGAGCGCCTCCTTGATTCGAGTCGACCCTTGTCTGATCATGTACTTGAAGCTCGCGAACTCATTGGGATTCGCGAACAGCATGTCGAGCCCTCTAGCGATGTCCATGAGGTCATCGTCTGTCTGTTCTATCCAGACAGCCCTGTTAGGTTCGGGGTACGCTTCGCCTGTCTCGAAGTCTCGAGCCTCGTACACCACACCGTGGTAAGTGACGAGATTCATAGACGTTGAGACTGCAATAGCTAGGGCAGCGATGTCGCCCTTAGTATGTAGTCTTGGCATTATTAACCTTTCCCGGCGGCAGGGGGTGGGAGAGAATACTCCCACCCCCGATACAACTAGTCACAGAGTGACTTGAGCAGAGCCTCTTTCTGGAGATACTCGTCTCGTGCCTCCGGAGTGATGTCGACGGTAGCTACTCCGTCGAACAGTTCCTCGAGGACTTTCTCGATCTTTTCTTTCTTGTCCATGATAGTGGGTTCCTTGTATTCTCTGCGCTACTAGTTCTGTATGGCTTCCACTATGGTTACAATTGTATCACGTTCGTAGTCCCCTCGTGGGAGAACTCGACCAATGATCTGACGGCGTAGGGAGTCATCGTTCGTGTCATCGACAATGATCAGATGATCACAAGCCCTATCGATGTCGTCTACCCCCGTAGCCAGTGCCGATGTTCCTGTCAGGACTGCTGGACCATCGAAGAGCACAAAGATCTGCTTGGCTCGCTCGATGTTGGCTTTCGCCGTGTCTCCAGTTATCAGGACCGAAACGAAGGCGCTCTGATCCATGAACGTCTGGTGAATCGCCTTGGCTATCACCTTGTCTGTGGAGTAGAGCAGGAACTTCTGTGCCGACTGCTCATCGATGTAAGCTCGAAGGTCTTCCCAGACCTCGGGACGAAGAGAGATCTCCTCATCCTCAAGCATGACGAGCTTCCGTCGTGCCCAGCTAGCTTCCATCTGACTGGCCATGATCCTGTGATGTCGAGCATCGTAGCCGAGCTCGTCGAACACAGTGGGATCGAACGGCGTGGACACCGCCAACGTGCGTGGCGTCCACTTCGCTTCATCCTCCAGGAACGCCGTGTACGGCTGGCTACTCAGGTAGTCAGCCGCGCTCTCGTAGTCCTTGAAACCAAGGACGTCTGGTGTGCTGGCAAAGGGATTAGTCTTTGTCTCGCACATGTTCATGATCCAGCCCAGGAAGTCGCCATGCACTCCTGGCTCCAGGACGTGTGCCACGTTGTAGCACCGGTCAGCATCATTGTAGTTCGGGGTAGCCGAACACAAGATGATGGCCGGGAACTTGACAGCCATACGGTCGAGCTTCTTGAACCCTACACCGTTGTGCTTGCCCAGCATGTGGAACTCGTCCACGATCAGAGGAACCTCTCGCGGTAGCTTGGTCCCCTTATCCCTGAACTTCTGGTGACTCATGACGAGGATCTCCAGCCCCAGTGTAGCAGCGTCTCGCTCCCACCCGACGTGAGTCTTGGGTGGAGCAATGACACAGACCTTCTTGAAGCCTGCCATAGCAATCATGGTCAGAGAGATCTTGGTCTTGCCCTTGCCTGTGGGGTAGAACAGCAGCAACCTGCCGTCTGTCCTACCCCGCCAGATCTGGAAGGCTGCTTCCTGGTTCGGCGTCCAACGCTTGAACTTCGGGTCCACCAGTGAGAACTGGTAGGCCGCCTCCGTCGTGTCCACTAGAACGGCTTCTGAGGGCACGACTCGACGTGCTGGTCAGTCTCGACCGTGCACGCTCTGCTGTTCATGCAGTAGTTGCGGTACCAGCAGTGAGCCGTGTGACCGGGTAGCTGCTGGTCCAGAGGACGGCCCATCGCCTCCTGGTCGCACTTGCCGCACTTCCACTGAAGCAGCTTGAACTCGACTGCGACCGGGCAGTTGGCCTTGTGGGCCGCGTGCCAGTTGGTACCGCAGGTGTCGCAGAGGTCGTCGCGGGTCTTGTGCTCGTCGCCTCGACCCATGTGGGTCTCTGCACGACCGCGAGACAGGTCAGCGACCTGCTGCTCGAGCTCGGCGATGCGCTCTTCCTTGGCTCGCTCCATCGTACGGGCTTCCCAACCCGCCTTGGTCGGAGCACGACGGTCGAGTTCAGCCTTGTACTCCTCGACGGTACGGGCCTGGATGATGCCACCGTGGTTGGCCTCCATGACCTCCTGGAACATCTTGCCCCAGCCGAAGATGTCGTCCGAGTTGTCCGAGTAGTTCGGAGTCTCGAACGTGCGGAACATCTTGTAGGCGCTCATCATGAGAGGCACCTGCCAGTCGAGGATCTCGACTCCCAGGAGTGCCGACCACAGCTGGGCAGTGCGCTCCATGTTCTTGATGCGGTCTCCGTAGACCGCCTTGCGAGACTCTAGGAGCTCGTCTGTCGAGTCGAGGATCTGCACGTTAACCCCAGGGCACTCGTGGTAGATCTCGTCTTGCCACACGTGGGAAGGGTGCGGCTCCTTGTTATCACACTTCATTGGATTCACTGGACAATCCTTTCAGGAGGTTGTACATTCTGGTTCTATCAATTGGACTGGTGTTGCCCATCCACCCGTAACGGGTATCGAGCGGATTCTCCGACATGAACGCGAACAGCAAGCAGTCGGTCTGTACGGTACAGGGACCACAGACCTTCTTAGCTGGTGCGTCAACAGCGTTTACACGCTCGAAGAAAATTTCTGGATCGGTCGACTTGCACGCAGCATCAGCCATCCAGGGCTGAGGATCCGGTGGTGTGACTGCAGCAGAGGCCATTGGATCAAACCACTGGCCTTGCCGCACCGCACCAGACGGAGACTCTTTCATATCTCCCTCCACAGGTTGCCGTTGAGAGCATCCCGAACGAAGTCTGACAAGAGCAGGTTGACCTCGTCATTGACCAGTCCACCCTTGAGAGCAATGCGTGCCGCACTCTCCAGGTCAGCGTGGTTGGTCGTCGGGAAGTCGAACCCAAACAGATCCATGAACGCGGGCTTGACCACGTTCTTGACACCAGTGTTGTCGACGACTGAGCAGCCCTTGATAGTGCGTGCCAGCGTCTGTACCAGTGTCGTCATCTGTGCGTCCTGCTTGATGTTACGTCCTCGGTTGCGATAGCCCTCGAGGAACGTGTACACAGTACCATTGCTCTCCCGGATAGTCTGCACGTCACTGTTGATGCGCAGTAGAAATCCGGGGTCAATGATGAAGGTCTTGTTGACCTCACTAGATACATCTGACCAGACCCTGTGGCGGACAGCTACTGTCTTAGCCACAGGGTCGAGCCGGATGATCACCAACCCGGTATCGACGATACCGGGGTCAATCCCTACCAGGATGGTGTCCATGATTCCCTACTTGATGTATCTGAATGCTGACTTGATGTCGGCTGTCAGGGGGAACCCCGGCAGCTTTGAGTTAGACATGCACTCGTCCATGAGCTGGAGCATCATGTCCTCGTCCATGCCGTCTTCTTCTGGCCACCAGTCCACGCCGATCTCATCGTGGAACTGGCCGATCATCCGAGCGTTCGGAATCGCTACATGCTGCATGGAGCGGTAGAGCTCCAGCATGCTGTCATAGAACATCTCTCGACAGAGAGACTGCGTGAAGATACCTGCCAGCTTACCACCGTAGATGGTGTACAGGATATCCTTGGTCCGCTTGTCCTTGATGCGAGCCTTGCGAGTAGCCTCCTTGTTGATCGGCTCCCAGAGCTTCCCATCCGTTAGGTGATCGACCGGCTTGTAGTAAGCCAGCGACTTCCCATGGAAGTAGGCGCCGTGAACGAAGCGAGTGACGATCGGCTTACCGTCCTTGCCCTTGTCCAGAATCTGGAGACAGAGGCTCAGCGCCCCAGGATGAATCTCCTGGATGCTGGGCAGAGTGAACGGAATGACCCGCACCCACTGTCCGTAGGCCGTCTCGAACCCCGTCTCGTGGTTCGTCTGCACTGCTGTCTTGAGCATGTAGTCCAGGTCTCTCCAGAACTGGATGATCGCCGGGTTAGCCCGACGCCAGTCAGAGACGTTCTGAGCTGCCTCGTCGAGACTGATCTTGAAGCCGAGTCGAAACATGAAGTCCTGCACTGCCACTGCGCTAGCCTGGTACCCACAGCTGAGCTCACTGTACTTGCCTCGTGGCCTGAGCTCTGCCGTGACGTCGTCAACGGTCAGGTGCTCGAAGCCCTCGAAGCGAGTGACGAGCACCTTGTAGACGTCAAGACCCTGACGGTAGGCCTCCAGCTTCCACTCCTCACCGGCGAGGTAAGCGAGACCGCGTGACTCCACTGCTGAGAAGTCTCCAACCAGGATCTTACCTGCCGGTGACCGGCTTGTGAAGACCTGACGGAGCTGGTTAGCCATGTCAGTGTTGGTCCACTCACACTTGTAGTCGTACATGGTATCCATGTCCCGAATGTTTCCAGCGAGCTTCTTGAGGTTCTGCATCTGTACACCACGACCACTGGTACGGAACGTCTGGCCAGCGCCGACGTGAATGTACTGGTTACGAAGCTGGTCGTCCTCTCCCGCTAGGTTGAGGATAGTGTTGAGCTTCGAGAGGCTGCTGCCTCCCAGCTCAGTCTTGCAGAGCAGCATGGCCCGGACCTCGTCGAGTTCCTTGGCTCGCTTCTCATCGGCCTTACCCTCCAGGATCTCAGCCTCTACCCGCGCCAGTACTCCTGGCAGCTGGTACTTGTCGAGGCTGGTGACCTTGACGTTGCGATCAGCACAGTACTTCTTGAGCTGAACCGGTGAACGGAAGTTGAGCTGCGCGTCCGTGTCGAGGAAGAACTGCTTCTCCTCAATGAGCGTGTTGGCCCACGCACGGAGAGCCATACGCTCGATGAGCGGACGGTCGATGTGCCAGCCCTCCGAGTTCATGTCATGGGTGATGAGCTCAAGCTCATCCTCCCTAGCCATGAGGTCTCCGGCTCCGAAGCTCTCGAAGAGCTTGCAAGCCTCGAGCTCGATGTCGAGCCCTGCCTCAGCGTCTACCTCGCAGTAGGTACCGAACTGCACCCAGTCCTCTGGGTGGTCAGCGAGGATTCTCTCAGCGGTAGGGACACTGCCCTTGTTCCAGCTGTTCGGAACACAGAAGAGTTGGATGAGGTTACCACCGACAGCTAGCTTGTGCGTGCTGGTGAGCTGTCGAGAAGCTACCTCGAGCTTCTCTCCCACGCCCAGCATGCGAGCGTAGACGGCAGAGTCTCTGACTCTGTCGTTGATATCGAAGCCCATCCATGTGAGCACTGCGCGCTCGAAGCCCGCGTTGTGGGCAATGAAGGTCGTGGTCCTGTCCTCCAGCCAGAGACCCATCTCGTACTCGAACAGCGCCAGAGCGTCTGGATCGAGGATGAAGTCGAAGAGCTGCTTGACCCTGCCGAAGGCAGAGTCGTAAACGGTTGCCACCATGAGGGGCTGGAACGTGGGGTCAGCCACGTAGTTCCACAGCCCCTTGGTCTTGAGGTCGCAGTCCGAGTAAGTCTCGAAGTCGATACCGATCTTCATTTGTTTCTCCTTGTGAGTCTAGGGGGAGGGCTTGTACACCCTCCCCCGGATGGTTACTAGCGCGCTGCGCCAGGTGAACGATCGACGTCCGGGAACTCTGCCACGTCCTTGTCGTACCACTCCTTGGCCAGCGCCTGAATGCTACGCTTGTCAAGACCGCCCTCCATCACGATGGACCACGTAGTGATACCAACCTTCTGGAAGTACTTGAGACACGACATGACGTCGTTGGTCTGGACCGTGTTGAAGTAGTCCTTCATCTGGTCCACGTAGTAGACGATCATCTCGTCAAACTCCGAGCGAGGCATCTCGACGTTAGCGTCAGAGAGGTTGCTCCCCATGATGCCAGCCTCGATGTCGAGCCACGCGTCGTAGTCGTCCTTGAACATGGCTGCTACAGGTTCACCGGCCTCGAAGACCAGTTTGATGTAATACCCAAAGGGATTGTTGTCTTGCATTAGTCCTCCAAGATGCTGACGTCTGAGTCAGCGTCGTTCTCTGCTCCATAGAGGAGCTCGATCTGTTCTGGGCAGAACGGATATCCGCGGTCTCCACGCCCACGAGGATTCGCTGGGCAGAAGGAGCAGTGGCTACCCACTCTGAACGAGAGATCCTTGTCAAGGATCTTCTGCTCTGATACCTTCATGGTCTCCATCCACGAGAACAGGTGCTCTCGTGTGATGTACCACTCGTTGACGTTGTCACACTGCAGGATGACGAGACGAATGTCGTCCTCGTCCTCGATGAAGCAAGCAGCATAGTAGAGCAGCTGCTCGTTCTCGATAGCCGGGATAGGCATTGTTCCCGCCTTGAGGTCGATGACGTACAACACGTTACCCTTGCGAATCAGGATATCGATAGTAGTCTTCGGCTTGGTCTGCAGCCAGTTGGCAGTGACCGTTGCCTCGGTGAGGATCTCACCGCCGTCCTCCAGCAGTTGAGCAATGTACTCGATAGCCTCAGCCAGGAACCTGATCAGCTTCGGCGGAGTCGAGTTGAGCTCAGGCTCTCCAGTCTCCTTGTTAGGGATGGTGAAGAGCAGCGTGGACAGGTACTCGTGCTCGAGAACGATCTCGCCAAAGCCCATGAAGCACCAGATGAGATACTGCTTCTCGTCCTGCAGCAGAGCAGTCCTGTTCTTGCCGAACACGTCGGCCAGCGAGCGCAGCATGGTAGCGACCTTGACGTAGTCGTAGCCGTGAGTAACCACCTGCTCCAGCACCTTGTGCAGTGCTGTACCCTGGTCTCGTGACTTGGCTCGCTCCTTCTCCTTGAACTCGAAGCCAGGAATGGCTTCAAGGAGGTTGGCGCTCGCGTGACAGTTGTGGTACTTGCTAGCAGCGCTAGCCGAGAACCGTAGCCTGTCCCTGATCGGAGTGATCGGGATGAGTGGCCGGTCCAGGATATCCTGGTCCTCACTCATTGAGCTTCTCCACGTAGAACCGAGTCACCGTCGGGTCGAGCTGAAACTCCTCGAACCACTTGGGGAACCCCTCGATCTCGATGATCTCCTTCTTGGCCGAGCCAATCCACGGCAGCATCTCAGTGCTGTCGTTAACGGCTGTCCGAGACTTGAGGGCATCCTGATCGTTGGGAACGATGATGATGAGCTTAGTCATTGTGTCCTCCCGGACTGTAGAAGGGGCAGGGCTCGTGAGAACCCTGCCCCTAGAGGTTACTACTCGTCGGACCAGTCGTCGCCGTCCTCGAGGACGTCGGCGTCGTTGCCACCGAACAGCGGCAGCTCGAGGTCAGCGAGCAGGTAGGCCGTACGAACGTAGGCCGATACACCGAAGTTCGCTGCGTTGAAGGCGTTGAAGCGGACGTTCGTCTTGAACGGCCAGCTCGCACCCCACCACAGCGCGTCGGGATCGGTCTGCTCGCCGAGCCTGTCAGCGATGCTGGAGATCGGAACGACCTCCACGTCATCGCCGTCGCCCTTGACCAGCGCCTTGCGCGTGATCGGCTTGTCCTCGCTCGGGCCAGCGACACGCAGCTTCGAGACGATACCTTCGATACCGTTCTTGGCGTTGTTCTCGATGTCCCGCTCGTTGAGGTTGCGGATGGGGAGATTGCTCTCCGACCAGTCCTCTTCCTTGACGAGCTTCTCGAGCTTGCCGATGAGGATCGGGTCGATCCCCTTGTCTCCGCCCGAGACCTTCTTGAGGGTCTTGGCGAACGGCAGGTAGACCTTGGTCAGGTTGCTGACCACGCGGTCGTGCTGCTCCTGGTTGAGCATCAGGCCGAAGCCGATACGATCAGCGAAGCGGGGCTTCGGAAGGTTCTTCCGGACGCGCCACTCCTGGAGCTGGTCGATGTTGCCCTCGTTCCACAGGGGGAACGCCATGAGACCCGAGACGTTGATGTTCTTCGGGTACTCAATCTTGTTTGCCATAATGGTTTTCCTAACTGGATTCGATGTCGCCGAAAAAATTTCCGGACGACGCTATTGGTGGTTAGCCCGTTCATACGGAGGGCTAGACCGCTGCCTATCAACTTTAACTGGACGGAGTCCGCGTACTGAAGCACTCAGCAAGTCTATAGATCGTCACACTCACAGGGCTTCACCATGAAGCACTCCGTGCAGACTACCTCGTTCGGTTGAAGGTCTACAGAGCTAGTGGTCTTACAGATCACGTGCTCGTAACCATCGTCCGTGTGTCTGATCATCTGTCCAGCGTATATGGTGTGACCACAGGTCGCACACACCCCGTTGTACTTAGCCTCAAACATTAGAACCTGGTGTACTCGAGGTCGAGGAACCAAGTCCAGAAACGAGAACGGTGCATCCACAAGGGTGCACGTCTCACTGTACCCGCCATGATGCGGAGCTCGATGAGCTCATCTTGTGTCATGTCTGGATCGTAGAGGAACAAGGCTGCATTGAACAGCCTGTCACGATCTTCATCGTCCATTAGTACTCGTCCCTCTCGATGGGCTCGTCCTCTGTCACGTCGTAGACGTCACAGTTCTCTACCCGACAGCGACCGTCTGCTCCGAAGTCGTGAGGCCAATGGAGTGCCACGAGTCCCCGACGATTCTTAGCAGCGATGTCCTTCTTGGTAGACCGCTTGTTGTGACCCTTCATAGGTCGTCCTCTCGCTCTAGATTGTTCCTAGCGCTGGGCAGTTGGGCCCAACTCCATTATACCACGGAGACGCCCCGGCCGCACCCCCAATTCGGGGTAGGCCAGAGTGGCGCGAGGTTGCCACCTCTGGGCCGTGGCCCCCACCCGAGGGGTGGTGGATCCAGGTGCCCAGAACTTCCGAGAGGTGGCAACCTCGCGGGTGTACCATAGGTGTCGTTGCCCCGCTACCTCAGGTTTCGGGGGCAGTTTCCTGTACAGGATGGACACGTACGGTGTGCAGTCGCCAGCGCCTGACGTTCCAGCGCCGCTTACGTTCTGCTACTCGGTACTTACCCTCCCAGTAGGCCACACGCTCTGTGAGCGAGGCCATGACCGTCTTAGCTTCGGAGAGCTGGAAGGTGATTGCTATCTCTCGGTGGTGTTGCTTCTTGAGCTCACCACGGAGAGCGATGTTCTCGACAGTGAGATCAAGGATCTCCTTCTCGAGTTGGAGCTGAGTCGGACCGAAGGCAGACTCAGCGTAGACGATAGGTCGCCGCTGCCTGTAGATCAGGACAGCGGCGACCGTCATGAGGAAGGCGAGGATCAGTGCCGAGACACTGATCCCCACCATCCACTGTTCAAAGATGGTCATGCTGACCTGCTTACTGCTCCGATGGCAACGACATGGTGCATGCGTCGCTTGCCATGAATGGTCTCGATCTCAGGCTTGAGGATCTTCTCTGGTGGTAGCTGATTGCGTAGCCACCCCAGATTGGGGATGGGCTTCATGCACTGAGTGCAGATCACCCATCCGAGCTCGGGCAACCGGACCTGGGTGACAGGCGGTTTACCCGGCTCTGTCACCCAGTTCCTGTGCTCGCAGAAGTCGTCTGGTCTCTCGAAGACACCGATGACTCTGCTACCCTCACCCTTGTTGAGGTCACGAACAGTCTTGTCTCTGCTCGCCTCCTCATTGTCATCGTATTCTACGAGTAGCCAACGCACTAGTCCGTGTCCTCGTTCTTGATCATGATCGGGAACCCGATCGGTGGGTTAGGAACGACCACCGTCCAGTACTCGTGAACGTTAGAGATGCTAGTAGTACGCATCTCCTTGGGAGTACGGGCGATGCCCTCTTGAATGTACCGAGTGTACGGATTGAGGCCACCATAAGTGACCTCATCAGCGAGCAGTAGCCTGTCATTGTACTTCCACTTCCCTCTCGGGTTGAAGAACATGACGAGGCTACCAGGCTTCTTAGCCTTCTTCCGCTTATTGCCCATCAGTCGATGGGCGGCAGGTCGTGACCGGACTGCACGATCATGTTGGCGAAGATCTCCGCCATGGAGCGGAACGCCATGGCCATGAGGATGTCGCCGTGCTGGTGAGCCAGGTCGTGGTACATGACCAACGTGAGGAACGTTGTCTTCATGTCGCTGATCGCGTTCTTCTCGTCGTACTCGACGAGGTCCACGATGGCGTGGTGCTTGTCGTTAGCAGTGTTAACGACCCAGCCGTCGATGACAGCCAGCTTAGCGCTAGCGTACATCTCGTCCAGCTGCTTGCGGACAGCGTCCGCTTCTTCTTGCGTGAGTACTGAGTGGATCATGGTCTTTCCATTTCTACTTGATGATGGTTATCTGTATTGGTAACGCAAAGAGGCGGCCACCCCTTGTTAGGGATGACCGCCTCAATGATGATGCCGGCGAAGAGTTACAGCGAGATGCCGCGAGCCTTGAGCATCTCGGCGAGAGCAGTGAGCTGCTCGTCGCTCGCCTTGCCGACGAGGTCCTCGATCTTCTGCGCCGGGTTCTTGACCGTGCGGGTCGCCTTCTCGGTGAAGAACGAGGCGCCGTTGCCACGCAGAGCGTAGTCAGCGTACTCGCCGGGGACCTCGACGTTGCCGTCCTCGTCCGCCACGCCGACGTAGCGCGTGTCGAGCTTCTCGGAGAGCTGCGCGACGAGCGTGTCGACCGGAGTGTTGATGGGCAGGAGGCCCTCGGTCTCGAGGATCGCGTCGAGCTCCGTTGCCCACGGTGCGAACAGGTCGACCTTCTCCGGCGCGTAGCGGAGCGCGAACACGTAGTCCAGGAGGACTCGCTTGTCCGAGCGCTTGTCCGTCTGCGAGACGTCGAAGGCGGGCTTGTTCTCTTCGGTAGCCTTGGTCTTGGCCATGATGTTATTCCTTCCTAGGAATGTTGGTGTTGCGTTTAGCGGTGCCGAGCCGGTACCGCCCTGTGTTGAGTGTCCGGACACAGGATCCAGTCCAGGTGTGGGATGCCAGTGCCACACCTGAACCAGATTCAGCCGCCGGGCTGAACTTGGGCATACAACTATTATAGCGCGTTCTGGCCCCGGCCACCCGAAAAATTTCCGGGAAAACCAGGATTAGAATTTCGCGCTATGCAGCCCGTCGTTTGGCGATGACGCCCACGACAGCTGCGCCCAGGCCGATCATGAGCAGCAGCAGTCCGTTGTCACCGGCAGAAGCCAGCTTCTCCGGACACACTGTTCGCTCATCCTTGGTGAGCTCACGCACCTGCTTCTCGGTCACGGTAGCCGTGCTCGAGGCAGTGATCGTCCACTCGTGGTCAACGAGAGTGTAGCTCTCAGTGACCGTCGTGGTCTCTCGCGTCTGCTCAACGGTGGTGGCGTCACAAGCGATCGTGCCGTCGACCCACTCGGTAGAAGTGACTGTGACCTTGTCCTCAGGCTGAGGACCGGCACAGGCATCGAGCTCGTCGCTCGTCATTTCCCGAGACTGGTACTCAGTCACGGTCTCAGACGTCGGCTCCGCCAGGTCGTAGACCAGGGTCTGCTCGTTCCAGACCGACACCTGTGTGGTGGTGGTCTTGCCGCGAGACTGAGACACCGTACCGGTCTCACAGTCTCCCTCGCCGTCGACCCAGTCAGTGTACGAGACAGTGACGATGGGGTCAGGCTGAGGCGGCTGGACGAAGCAAGCTTCGGTCTCGCCGTTGATGGTCACGTCGTAGTCCGTGCCGACCGCGTCAATGACGACGCTGTAGGTGTGGGCGACACTGCCATCGATGGCAACGGTGTTGGCATAGCTGTGGCCGAAGTTGGCCGAGCCGTAGAACACACCGTCAAGGTAGAGCGTGATCGTGTTCGGAGTAGCGTTGCCTTCAACAGCTTCTGTCACGAGCACCGAGCGCGTAGCGCCTGTGCTGTGCCAGCCCTCAGAGTTCGGGTTGCTGTCTGCGTTCCACCCCTCATCCTCCCAGCGGGGAGAGTTGGGGTGGTCCTTCTTGAAGGCGAACTCGTACTCCGTCTTGTAGACGGCCTCGTGACCATCGATGACCTCGTAGTACTTGAGGTCAGCGCTGATCGAGTCGCACGTGTCCGTGATGATGGGCGTGTGTGCGCTCGCGGCTGTAGCCGGGAGCAGCACGCCCAACAGTGCAAGGACGATAACGCCCAGCACAGCCATGATTCTCTTCATGATTCTCCTTTTGTTGAGGGTACGCTAACGGTACCGCGCTATCTCTCAACCCTAGAGCTGAGAGATAACACGCTACTGGCAGAGTTCGAGGGTGCGAGCGAGCTCCCACCCACCGCCGACCGTCTGGTCGGAGATACCGCACGGCCCGAGACGGTTGAGACCGTCGTTCGGTACCGGCGTGCTTGCCGTCGTGGTGACGATGATAGCAGCTGCAATGGCAGCAACCTTAATTGCGTTCTTCATGGTGCCTCCTTGTTACAACTGACTATCTGTCAGTAGATGTTGGGGTGTGGACCACGAGTCCCGACACTCGTGGCCCACACGTTTAATCAACGACGGGAGTAACACCATCGTTGTGCGCTCGCACAGATACTGCGGCGCTAGACAGCCCCAGCCCTGCTACGAGGATCTCCGGACTCTCCTTGTACGCTGCAGTCAGCGACAGAGCCGTCTTCGCTACATCGCTGTAGTTCCTGTTGAGGTAGATCGCCACCTTGAGTAGCGATCCCTCGTTGAGGAACACAACCGCGAGCTCGCCTGGAGTCCATGCCCGGTCAGGAACATCAGGAGCTAGCTCCTTGATCCTGATAGCGTTACGACGAGCGACCTCAAGCTTGCGCTTGCGTTCCTCGTCATCACTGAATGCGGGCATCTTGTCGTCCTCCTCCAGGCTCTGCTTGAGCTGAGCGTAGCGACTTGCCTCTTCCATGTAGAACACGGTGAGGCCAGAGTAATACTCGATCTGTTGCTGGAAGTACTCGATGCGAGCATCGTACTCTTCCAGGATCTCGTCAGTCGGTCGCATTGCTAGGCTCCTTGTAGTTGCGTGCGTACTCAGCCAGCAAGAGGTCGATGACCACGTGCGGATTGGCATCCTTGTTGCTGAGCTTCTTCCGTACCTTAGCACGGATCTCTTCCGGGTATTCGAGCAAGTCGAACAGGTGGTTGGTCAGATGCTTGAGGGCAATGACCTCGACGGTGTCTCGTCGTGGAGCAGACAGCCTAGCAGGCACTTGCCCACGACTGAGTCGGACGACCTGCTCTTCGAGCGCCTCGACAGATGCGAGAGCCTTCATGAGGTCGCCGACCTTAGCCTCCTTGCGGTACAGAGCACCGAGCACGCCACGAATGACGTTGCCATCGTGCAGCTTGGGAGTGGTCATGACAGCAACCGCCTAAGCTCGATGTCGTCGTTGTTCCAAGCGGCGAGCATGACAGCTTCTTCGAAGCCAGGAGTCAACGGCTTGCCAGCCATGTTGATCACCGCTCGGACAAGGGTACGGTGCGCCCGACTCTGCTGGCGACCGAGTGCAACCTCTACGAGGTTCCTACCCTGTGACTGAGCGATCTGGAACTTGAGGTTGTTGATGTATGTGGCAGTGAACAGCCACACGACCAGCAACACGATGATGAGGACGAGGATGATGGAGTCGTGGACGAACACTAGTCGTTCTCCTCATCCTTCGGGAACATCACCTTGAAGCACTCATCGTGGGTACCGGAGATGATCATCTCGCGGTCACCAGCTGAGAGGCTTGGTGCGATGTCCTGGATCAAGTCGCCGGTGTTGTACCGGTTCTCGATCGCTTCCTTCTGCTCGTCTGTGACCTCGACCTCACCGGTCTCGCCACAGAACATGCAGGTCTTTGTCGTTATAGTAGCCACGGTCTTTCCGCCTTTACTTGTTGGTTAGGGCAGCGATGAGCTGCTCGAACTGCTTGTCATTGAGCTTGTGCTCGATGACGCTGTACGTCCGGATGATGCCATCGCCTGGATCCGCCTGTACTAGACTGATCTTAGGCACTGGCCCGGCCTGAGAACTAGGCTTGGCTCCACGAGTATCGTGAGGCAACCCATTGTTCTTCCTGTATGCGACACGACGCTTCTGCATCTGCGCATACGTGAGATGAGGCCAGCGAAGGAGCAGGTCTTCGATCGTGAGATCGTAGTCCTTGAATGCTTCTTCCATAGCCTCTTCGTCTGTAGCCATTAGGATCCTTTCCTATTTCCTATTCTCTTATTACCTTATACTACCATAAATAGTTATTTATTGGGTACAATAGCCATTGTACGACTACAGCCGTAGTCAAGTCTAGCCAGACTCGCTACAAGCCTGTGGCCAGATTGAACTGTTCGTGAAAGAAAAAGTTCCAAGCCCTAGATACTAGGTCTCGGTGTCCATACGGACCGATGAGCGAACGAGACTAGACTACGTGACTCTGCTGGACGCCGAAGGTGGCCAGCAGAGTCACGTAGTCTAGTCTCTACATTGGTGTATCAATGGTGTATCACGGTGTATCAAGCCCGTTGATACACCAGACCCCAATGATTGCATGGGATTTTACCCCGGAATTTGGTGTATCAAGGTGTATCATAATACTCCTTGGAATGTACCGGGGAAGAGTGAAGGTAGAAAGTTACCTTGAGAAAGTGAGGGTAAAAAGAAAGGTTCACGGCGTATCATGATACACCTTGATACACTGATACACCACCAATGTGGCCATAGTTTACATGGTGTTGGTGTATCAAACGTTGAATACGCCGTTGATACACCAGTTGATACACCTGTTCTGGCCCTTGCAGTCCGCTGCTTATGCCCTCTGTTTCTCCTAACGGACTACACTCGGGGTCGCGACCTGAGAAGAACGGGACTAGCCTCTGAGAGCTAGCCCCGTTCCCCCTATACCTTCATGATGATTGTTGCTCGCGCCGACTCGATGAACGAAACGAACACAGTGTCACTGGTCCGCTTCTGTTCCATCTCGGTGAGGATGAGCTCGAGCTCGTGACGAACGAGCTGTGCTGGCTGCTTGTCCAGGTCGTCTGCGAGCGACTGGAGTGCGCGACCAGCTGTGACGATAGCATCGATTGCATCGATGGTCTTACGAGCCTGATTGAGATCCACGAAATGACTCCTTAAAGATTAAGATTACATTACTAATTATACTACCATAAATGGTTTTTATTTTAATTAACTAGTTAGCCAACTAGTTTATTTTAATTGTATTATTTATTTGCATTAATCATTCTAGATTTGGGTTTCGCAACCGTTGGTTGCGCAAGCGCACAAAGCTAGAATAAACCTAGTTGGTCATTGAGTTATTTGTCCTTTGCATTTATTTATTATATTAAAAGAAAAAACTAGTATCTATTAGATAGATACTAGTTTAGTCTTATTTAGCGGAGTCCTGGATGTCGTTGATGACTTCCATCTGGTTCTCCGAGAAGCGCTGAAGCTGCTTCTTGATGTTGCGAAGGTGCGTACGCTCGTCGATAAGATCCTGGAGATCTTCTTCTGCTGCTGTGACAGCCCACGAGTCGATTGCACCTGCGTTGTTAGATGCTACGACAGATGAGTAGGACTCACGTGCCGTAGCGATCTTGAGGTTGACTGCTTCGAGGCGAGAGCCTACAGCAGTTGCTTGCGCTGCGCGCTTGTCGGCCATGTCCATCGGGATGGAGAGCGTAACACCCATGACGGTTGCCGCTGTTGCCTTGTCCTCGGGAGAACGTAGCTGGTACTCGACCATCCTGTTGATGGATGAGCTGATTGCTTCTAGTGCAGACATCGTTACTCCTTAGTTGCTTGATATGGTTACATTATAGTTACCAAAAAATATCTTGTTAATTCAATTTGTTTACTGTTTAGTTACCCTATAGTTACTGTATATTGTCAGATATACATACTTATATATATACTATAGTAGGGGGGTATAGGTTGTTATTATTGTTATTATAGTATATCAAGGATCTGCTCCGATAAAATTTGCGCAATTGTGACTTGGACCTTACCCCGCATAGTGTCTTTCCCGGAAGCCAACCGGCATCGATCCCAGCGGAAAGCACCTCCGCGCGAATCAGAACATTGTTACCGACAGCGTTACCGTACCCCGCGGACCCCCATGGATTCCTTCGCTACAGACCGCCTTTCCCCCGCGACAGGCCACTACTGGTTACAATTAGAGTGGTGGCTCCCGCTGCCGCAATAAAGGAGGAATCATGGGGAAAGACAAGCTGGTGTACAACACCGATGGGAACCTGGTACCCGCTTCCGGCAAGGTGGCGAGCGCTGAGGTCGAGTCGGACATTCTGGCAGAGCAGGAAGCTGCCCAGGAAGCTCGAGAGAAGCACGCCGATGAGCAGGCCGAGGAAGCGCGAATCGCACTCGCCAAGGCTGCCGCCGACAACGCTCCGCAGGGAACGGAGGTAGACCCAACGCTGGGGGCAGACGGTCGCCTTGCAGATCCCGGTCGTGCGATCGTCGCCGAGGACGCAGAGGCCATCGCGGCCAACGCAGGATCCACGATCCAGTCCACGCCGGAGGAGAAGGCAACGTCTTCGGAAGCTGTCGAGCAGCCTGCTGCAGGTAAGGAGGCACCGCCCGTCGCTGCCGCCACCAAGCAGCAGCCCGCAGCGGCCAAGAAGCCGAACGCTGCTGCACGCCCGACCCCCGCTGCTCGCACCAAGCCCGCAGCCAAGTAGTACCGACCGCTCCTAACGAAGGCACAGAGACACAATGTCAGACGCACCCTCTTGGGAGCAGCCCAATGCCCAGCAGGGAGCAGCTTCCGTAGCTGCCCCTGCTGGGATGGCGCAGCCGTCCTGGGCGAAGGACAACGCACGACTGCCGTGGCAGACTGACGCCACGGAGCGCAATACCGCTGCCTTCGGGGGCCAGCGAGGATCCATTCGTAACGGATGGAACACAGACTTCTACACCAAGCTGTTCGACCAGAACAAGCAGAGCGTGGACGCGGGCATTGACCCCTACGCTCGTGACGACTTCACTGGAGTCGTGACCTACGACACCAAGATCAAGACCGTGTCCGGCCAGGATCGCGTCCTCAAGTTCGGTGACGTCTGGGAAGACGGCAAGCGAGTCGAGAACGTCTACGACTACGGCCAGGACGAGGGCAACGCGATTCTCTCAGCCCTGCAGCTCGGAGCGAAGGAGAAGCTCGAGCTCTTCCAGGACGCCGAGGGTGACCAAGACAAGATCTACAACGCACTGCTCGAGCGCGCCTCTTCCAACACTGCCGCTGCCGCTGCATACCAAGGCCAGCAGCAGTTCATCCAGGAGCGTGAGGCAATCGAGAAGGACTGGGGCGACTTTGCCCCGCTCGGTGTCTTCCTCGCTGGCGCTGGAGCCGGTGCTGCTACCGGTGCAGGTGCTGGTGGAGCGATCGGTCTCGCTGGTGGTCTCGCTGCTCTGCCAGCCGCTGGCATCGGTGCTATCGCTGGTACTGTCATCGGTGGCGTTGGCGCACTGCTCAACCAGGACGAGCTCATCGACAACTTCGCCGCTGCACAGGTGCAGGTAGAGCGGGCTCAGAATCTCAACAACCCTGGCCTCCAGCTCTCTGCAGGTCTCAGCGGCTACGGTGGAGCAGTAGCTTCCCTGGCTCAGCCGCTCACCAACCTTGGTGTCGGCCTCACTGAGGTTGCCAACGACTCAGTCGGTAACGACATCAGCAGCCGAGACGAAGCCTACGCTCAGGACAACCTCGTTCAAGAGGGGCTCCGATTCGGACTGTCCTTCGCTGACGCCTTCGCACAGTTTGCAGGTGCTCCCGGTACTGCTTTGTACATGGCGACGATGGGAGCAGTCACTGCTGGTGGCGCTGTCGGCCTCTCGACAGGTATGCAGTGGGACGACAGGCTTCAGGAGTACAACCCCATCGCTGACTCCGGCTCTGCCGTCGAGGACGCCGGTCGCTGGGCCTCTGCCATTGGCGCTGTCGGTATCGACGCCGTCCAGACGTTCATGCCTGTCGGTGTCCTCCGAGCAGCCGACCGTGTCGGCGGTGCTGCTGGAAGAGTGGGCGGCAAGACACCGATCGCGTTCGAGCAGCGCATTGTTCAGAAGGCCAACGACGGTGACCGTGTCGCTCTCATTCAGGCCAAGCTGTTGGGCCTCGAGACCGAGCGCACCACCGTCATGAATGGTCGCACGTTCCTCAAGGAGGACGGTCAGGTCGTCGGCGTATCGCGACTCCCCAACGTCACCCTGCTGGCTCCCAGCGAGGCTATCGGCTTCCTGTCGGCCCGAGCCGTGGCAATGTACAACCAGGTTCGCGGTGCTAGCCTAGGTGCCAGTGACCTGTACGCTGCCAGTCTCCGCCTTCGAGAGCTGCCACCCCTGTCTCAGGCGCTCGTCACCGGCTTCGGTGAAGGTTACGAGGAAGTGGCACAGTCCTTCCTCCAGAACTGGAGTCAGGGCTACAACCCCAGTCCGGAAGAGCTGGTTCGCTCTGGCCTCGGTGGCTTCATCGCCGGTGCTGGTATGTCGGCTGGTGCACAGGTCGGTCGCAACCCGAAGCTCGAGGGTCTCGGAGTAGTCAACTCCGTTCGTGCCATGACCGGCTCGCCGTTGCTGAGCGAGGAAGACTGGCTCGGTCTCAGCGCCGTTGAGCGACAGGCAGAGCGAGACATCTCTCCTGCCATTCGCGCCACTGCTCAGCGAGCCCGTCAGGATCTCATCTCTGACATGGTGGACGTTACGTTCGGTGGAACGGTCATCCCCGAGATTCGCGTCGACGCAGCCGTTCGTGCTCGTGATGCTGCTCTCGAGCGCGCGCTCCCCGCCTCTGAGCGCACCTGGAAGCTGTCAGCCACCGAGAACCCGGCCTTCGATTCCAACGCTGTTCGCATCGAGCTCCAAGCATTCCTTCTGGCCTTCGACACTCACGCTCGCGTGTTCGAAGAGACAGGTCGTGGCGCCAGCGCTGCTGCCGTCCGTGCCCTGCTCGACTACACCAAGGTCATCGCAGCCCGAGTCCTGCAGAATCCTCTCACTGCCACGACAGACAAGACTACGTTCGAGATTGTGAGAGCAGATGGATCAACGATTCCGGTCGGTTTCAGCAGTATCGAAGCTGTCAACGTTCTCCTCCGCGATGCTTACGAGGGACGTGGAGTCCCAGCTGTACCTGGAGCAACGGCTAGCTGGGACAACGAGGCTGCCAGACGCGGTATCGAGCCCGTCTTCAACCGCCAGCCAGCTGATTCCAACGGTAGCTGGGCAATGCTTCGGCCCGAGATCGACGCCAACGTCACCAGCGAGCGTGATCCCGGAGATCCCGACAAGACGTGGCGACTCAGCCATGCTGTCCTCAAGGGGCTTTCGGGAGACTTCGATGGAGACGGCGGAGCTCTCCGATCGCTACTCCGCCTCGAAGACGATGGAGCAGATAATGGCGAGGCTCGTCGCCGCCTCCGTCTAGGCCTCAATCTGGTGTCTGGAGACACCATCATGGTGGACTCGTACGCCACCGAGATCCACAACTCCAACCTCATCATCCGTCACCCACTGCGCGACAAGCCAGGATTCGTGAAGAGCCGCCTTGACAAGGCTGTGGCCGAGGTAGTAGCGCTCCTGGAGCCAGCTGGTCGCATGCCAGCAGCTAAGCTGCGTCTCGAGGTACAGCGTAATCTCCGTGATGTGCTGCTCAAGGGTCACGACCCTGAGGCCAAGCAGCACTTCTGGAAGTGGCTCATCCGTGCCGACATGCTCGGTGCTGCCTCCGAGGCCACAGACTCTGCCGTCGTCTACAAGCTCAACGACGTCTGGGTACGCGCCCTTAGCGAGATCGGTACTCGCATCGCGATGGAGAATGGGGCGACGGCAGAGGCCTCCATTGCTGCAGCACAGGCTGCTGGTGACCCCAACGCGAAGAAGATCGTTGAGACCGCAGCCAAGATTCCTGCCAGCCAGGCTCGACGCAACGACCCTCGACCTGCTGCTACGCTGGGTCAGACAGTCGCTCTCCAGACTCCTGGAAACGACGACGTTCGCAAGAAGCAGAAGCTCAACCAGTCGCCTCTCGCGAGCCAGACGCTCGACGGTGGAGCAATCGCTGGCCACCTTGAAGCTGCTCAGAGGTTCTACCGCATCCTGTCTAGCGGAACGACCCGCACTCAGCTCGACTCGACCACTCGCGTCGACGAGGTAGCAGCCTACGCTCGCGCCGGTCTCGAGAAGCTGCTCGTCGAGTGGAACGTGGAGCGTACCCAGTCGGGTGAGCTCCCGATCGAGATGCATGATCTAGTCAACATCTCTCTACCGAACATTGATGGTGTTGAAGCTCTAGCAGGTCGCTTTAAGTTCTTCAACGAGAGTGACCCGAACGCTAGCATTGGCCAGCTGGCCCTTCGGTTCGCAGTCAACCACTACCGTGGTATCGACTCGCCGGTGCTCGAGGTCAACAACGGCGAGCTCCGCAACAAGTACATCGCGATCGAGAAGAAGGGCATGAAGGACACCATCGTCGAGCTCTTCGGAGAGACGATGATGGACTCGCTCGTGGGCATGGAGCCCAGTTCTCGCCTCGGCTGGACGGGCCTCACACTCAACCAGGCGCTCGCAGAGTACACCAGTCTCGATCAGGCTGGTCGCAAGGCAAAGATCCAGCTGGCGAAGCGACTCCCGCAGTATGGCTCGACGCCGTCCACGGAGAAGCCGCTACCTGCCTCCGAGGTTGGCAACGTCTCTGCATTCCGAGTCTTCATGGACGCGATCGAGACCAAGGGCAACCTGTTCATCACGATGAGCGACTCCGGTCTCGCCTCGACTGAGACCGTTGCTGGAGGCAGCGACGCTGCGCTCATCGATGACCTGCAGAGCGCAGCCAAGTCCGTTCGCAAGTACGCCCTCGATGCCTCGCGCGCGCTCGGGGCTAACAAGGTGCGTGGAGACCTCCACGTTGGAGCCAACGACAAGCTCACCGTGGAGCAGGTCTCCCACCTGTTCGAGGTAGACCGCCAGTTCGGTAAGCGACTGGCTGGTCTCGTGCCTCCTGGTATCGCCCTCTCGGTGTTCACCGAGGTCAACGGCGTGGCTACCGTCCCGGACTGGTTCTACGACTTCATCACAGAGTCGAACGAGCAGCTTGCGGCCTACAAGCTGTGGCGCGGTATCCTCATCATGCAGTTCGACGCCGTCGCTGGCGAGACGAACTCCATCTCCGACGACAGGCTCATTGCTCAGTACCAGGCAGTGACCTCCGCAGACCCCACGGGTCGTGCTGCTGCTAGGATCCAGTCGGCCCTGGCCGAACAGCAGTCGATCCGTGGCTTCCTCTCATGGTTCAACCTGAACATGAACGGTGCTAACCCGCCTCAGCTGGCGATCCTGAGAGATCAGGTCACTCTCGATACCAGCTTTTCGCAGGGTGGCTGGCGTCGTACGGGTACCCAGCAGGAGTTCAAGGAGGCCATCCGCGCTATGCGCGACCAGGTGGCCCAGTCTGCTCGCACCCTCAACGCCACAGTCGAGCGTGCCAGCAAGGACGACACCACTTGGTACAAGATCCAGAATGGTGACATCGATACTCGTCGACTGGTGGATAAGTCCATCGCCCTCAAGAAGAAGCTGCCTACCGGTACTGGCACCGGCGTTCTCAACAACGCCCTGCGTAGCCTGAACGTGGGCCTCGTGGGCGACGAGTCTGAGAAGGCTAAGGCTGCTCGAGGTACTGCTGGGATGGGCGCTGTCGCTGTGGCTCAGCAGAACACCTGGGGAACCCCTCGCGACCAGCTGCGAGCAGCGTGGACGAGCATCTCCGAGATGGATGCTCTCGCTCGGCCTGATCGCCTCCTGTACCCTTTCAAGTTCTGGACCCAGGACGGCGTGCCTGTCGAATGGCCAGGGCTGACCTTCGAGATCATCCAGGAGATGTCCTATGATCTTGCTCTTCGCCCCATCATCACCGCTGCCCTCGGCCCGACCGTCTTCGATCAGGCCAACCCTGACGAGCCTGTCTCGCTCGCTGCACTGACGAGTCAGTCGATCACTGACATCGTCACGGAGCCGCACGAGATCCGTAGGATCGTGAGCGGCGAGAGCTACGCCGACCGTTCTCGGTTCCTTTCTGCCGTCTCTGGCAAGGGCGTCGCTCAGGAAATCGTTGAGCTCGCTCACGGTATCTTCATCGCGCGCACGAGCGGTGCCACCAGACCGCTGAACGCTGCAGAGTACGTCGAGTGGTCTGACGATGCGATGAACACTGCTGCACGCTGGCTGCGCCTCGCTAGTCAGGTGCCTGTTAGTGAGCGCTCCGGCGTTGCCGCTGAGCTCGCCAAGCTCGGTCCTCAGCCGCTGCTGGCCGACCCGACCAACGAGAGCCTGTCGAAAGAGGATCGAGCCGCTGCTCTGATCGTCCGTGAGCTCCTCGAGAACGCCAAGACTGAGGCTATTCTCAAGCTGTCCGGTAAGGAGCAGGTACAGGCGGGTCTCCGCTACCAGCGCATGATCGATCGCCTTACTGCCAACTCCAGTGCTCAGGCTCTCGTCACGAGCTACTCCATTCCGGAGAACCCTGCCCTCGTACACGACGCCAAGATCCGCATCTGGCGCAAGGCGCAGTCTCTCGGCTTCTTCTGGTCGATGACCCAGGGTCCAGACGCTGAGCGTGCTAACGCCTTCTTGTCTCTCGTGCCCAAGGACGGTCAGCAGTACCCTGAGGACACCAACAACCCTGCAGAGACGGCCGCCAACTGGGACGCGCTCACCCGCTCGATCGTCATGTACGAGCTCGGTATCGGCACCGGACAGACCACCGTCTCTCCTGAAGCGCGTGCTACGATGTCAGTCTCTGACCCATCGTTCGCGATCTTCCACGGTGACTGGTCGTGGGTCTACGACTTCGCCAAGCCAAGCAACGGTCGCTACGACTTGTGGAATGCTGCCAACGAGGTCCAGGAAGCCCTCACAGGTGACACTCTCGCTGGAGACACTGGAGCGTCCCTCGTGGATGCGATCAAGCGAGACCTCTACGAGAACTCGCGTTACCCGCTGGGTGCCTACAACAGTACCTATGCTCAGCAGTTCCTCGTGGGTCGGGACAAGCTCACTCGTTCTGCCAGCGAGCCAGCCATCGAGATCGGTGGTTCTGGACCGCAGAAGAACATCACGCTCGACACAGCCAGCCGTTACACCTTCAAGCACCCTGACGAACTGGGAGTACAGCCTCGCAAGTACGTGTTCTCTAGTCGTGTACTCTACCCGGTCACGAGCAACGGCCAGCAGCGCGAGCTGTCCATGGAAGACCGCCTCGCTGAGATGGACTTCGGCAACGGTCAGTCTGACCACCTTGGTATCCTGCAGGGTCGCTTCGTCAAGTCCATCACCATCACCAAGCCGAACGGTGTGGCTCTGGACTTCTCGACCTCCGCTCTGCAACCGGCTATCACGAGCAGTGTCTCCAAGCAGACTCGTGCTAGTGGACTCAAGGTAACGAGCCCTGACCAGTTGGCGCTGGCTCTCAAGCCCTACGCCACTCAGGATCTCACGATTGAGATCGAGCTCTACCACCCCGACGACAAGCCACTGGGTGAAGCCAACAACATCTACTTCGTCGGTACTGCTCGAGGTCGCGAGGCAGATGCCGGTCTGTCCCCGTTCTCCGCCGACCTGCAGAACGAGGGTGAGACTCAGCAGCTGTCTCGCAAGGCTCTCGACGCGATGAAGAAGCACACTTCGGCTATCGGTATCCCGAGCTTGCCGGAGCGTGCAGACGTTCGTGCACTCGAAGACCCGACGAACATGCGTGCCACGATCGAATACAAGGTGGCTCAGTACATGCTGAGCGACACTGACATCACGATGATCGACGCCTCGGCAGAGAACAAGCTCCGCAAGGAGGTTCTCATGCAGTCGATCATTCGTGGCATCGACGAGACCGGTGCTGTACAGATCTTCTCGGCAGAAGAGATCATTGCTCACCAGAACAGTGGATCGCCCGAGCCGTACCCGATGCCGCTCCAGAACGTACAGTTCGAGACCATCCCTATTGACTTCCTTCGCTCCTTCCTCGGAGAGCAGGGCACCCAGGGCTCGACGGTCAACCTCGATCCTGAGCGGTTCAACGCCAGCATCCAGACCTGGGATGCCTACACTGGTCACTGGGACCGCGAGATGATCAAGACCCTCGCCCCTGGACTGCTCGACCCGACAACCCTGTCTCCCGACACCGTCAGCCTTGCTAAGATCATGGGCACCAGTCTCTTCGCCAAGACCGGTTTCCTGCGTCAGTCACACCCTCGCAAGATCGCCTCTGCCAGGGAGATCAAGGAGTACTACTCCATCCTGGACACTTGGAGCGCTGCTCGTCGTGTCGCTGGTGAGGAGGGGCGAGTCCGCGATAAGGGTACTCAGGACGCCCTCGCCGAGAACAGTGCTCGCAACGCAGACATCGTCGCTGAGTTCGATAACCAGCGCGGTGCTCGCACGATCGTTCAGCTCAGCGAGCTCAAGATCTCTGGCGTTCCTGGAGTGTCCGACGAGGTACTGACCCGTACTCAGAACCTGGTACGTACGGCTCACGCCCAGGACGCCGGTTCTGTAGCAATGTCCATCGGCGAGCGCAAGGAGCTCTGGCTCCTCAAGCCCGAGAGTGCTAGCGGCGGCGTGATGAAGGGTATTGTTCGCAGTCTGGCCGATCTTCGCTGGAACGCTGAGGAGCACCGTCAGGCTACTGGAGCCAACCCCATGCCTGGTGACGAGATCGCCGTCGACCCTGCAGACAACGGCGTCACTCAGAGCATGATCGAGTCGATCCTCGAGAGTGGCTACTCCGTAGCTCTGTATGGTCCCAGCACCAGCGCAGACGACATCGCTCTTACCAAGCGTGCTCTGGAGAACACCGGTCGCTTCGTTGAGGAGCACGGTCGGTGGTACCTCCGTGACCCTCGGGCTGGCTCCGTTACTGGAGTCGCTCGTGAGAGTAACCTGTTCGTAGTGGAGCGCCAGTCCACCAAGAAAGTTGTTGGCACGTTCATCACCAGCCGACTGCAGGGTGAGAACTCGCTGATTGTCGTCGACCCCAAGAACATGAAGGGTCGCGACATTGGCGTAGTCAAGACTCTCGTGCAGACGGGCCCGCACATCGGCTTCAACCGACCCAGCACTGCCGTTGGCATCTCTCGCATCCGCACCCTGCTCGACGAGTGGGCCGATCCTGCTTTGCGAGCAGTGTGGGAGGATCACCTGATCGCTCTGTCTGGTCCCAAGCTGGGGGCAGAGGGTCGCATCGCTCTCATTGAGGCAATGGACCGTGCGATCGGTAACACCAACCGGAACACCGGACTGCCGATCACGAGGCAGGAAGACGCTGCAGCCGATAAGGTACGCCTGGGCGACTTCATCTTCCTGACTGACGCTCGTGGGCAGCTCATCATCACTCGCCACGGTCACAAGACCTTCGAGACCCAGGACAACCGCCGTACCCGCAACGAGCAGCTGCGTACTCCACTGTTCGAGGGTGGCCCCGCAGGTCGTGTCGCTATCTACTTGCCCGAGGTCGACAACGATCCCACGTTCTTCGAGGGCGTCGTAGAGAGCTGGACCCCTGGCTCGCGAGCGCTGGAGGGCAATATGCGTGTTCCTCTCTCAGCGCTGTCGAGTAAGCTCATGATGGCAATGATCGGCATCAAGGGCTTCGCCAACACTCTCAAGAACGCCGGCTTCGATGTTACGAAGAAGCAGGTATCTGAGAAGATCCCTCTGCAGTTGCTCGTCTCTGAGGCCGACTACGTGAGCAAGGAGGGCATGTCCCTCGACAACGCTCACGAGGCTATCAAGTGGCTCGGCTTCGATGCTACTGAGGCATACGCTATCGCCATGCTGGGGATCACCCAGGAAGCATGGGACGAAGCCGTAGCCCAGCGAGAAGTAGGGAATGCCACAGCGTACCAGACGATTCGTGGAGCAGTCAAGGACTATCTCGCCGCCTACAGCCGTAGCTGGGCGTCGTCTGCTCTCACTGGGCTCGATGCTGCCGACTACATCTCTGCGCTCGCGGGTGACGTCAGTCACGTGTCTAGCGAGATCCAGGATATCATCAGCATGCTCCCCGCTGAGGCCCAGACGAAGCTGACTACAGTACTCGAGGGTGGCTTCTCGCCGGAGGCTCGCATTACCCTCGCTGCTCTTACCTACCTGTCTACTCCCAACGCTCAGGTGGATGCTATCCTGTCCACCGAGGGTGTCGAGGGTGTGACAGAAGAAGTCGTGTCCATGCCTCCACTGTTCACCAACCTGTTCGTTCAGGCCACGAAGAACTCCGACCTGCAGGGTTGGATCGGTAAGCGAATCAACGATCGTCTGCCCTACGGTACAGACGCTCAGGGTCGTGCAGACGGATACGTCTGGAACCCGACCAGCGGTCGCACGACCATGTTCGTTCCCGGCCAGGAGCCGCTCGAGGGTCGCTACGGCTTCTACGAGCTCCACGCCAACGGTGCAGACAACGGTGAGATCTTTGCACAGTCGTTCGAGCACTCCTCGAAGCAGACCGCTAGCCTCTCCATCCGCAACGTGGCGGTAGGCGCACTGTATGGCGTGGACGCTGGCCACTCGCCCGACCTGCCCAAGCTCAAGCAGACGCTCAAGGGACGTACCTTCGATCCTTCCACAGAGGTCGGCCTCGACCAGATCTTCTCTGGGGCTACTGCAGCGTACATCAACTCGCTGGAGCCCAGCACCATGCTGTCCCCCGCAGAGGTTAAGTACGTGGAGACGGGTGCTGAGCTCGTGTCGGCCTTCACGCAGACTGCAGACCTCGAGGGTGATGAGCTCGGATGGACTGCTGCTCGCAAGGCTGAGGTCAAGAGCAACGCAGAGCGACTGTTCCAGCGCCACGGTCTCGACGCTCGTGATATCGATATGATCCACGGCTGGGTTCGTCGCTACCTGTGGCGTCCCAAGGAAGCTGGAGCAGATCCGAGTCAGGCCGAATACGGTCACATCTCCTACACAGCCTGGACCACAGCGTTCAAGGCTATCGAGAAGAACATGCTCAACGGTCGTTACCCGACCTGGCTTGCCAATGTCCCGGCCATGCACGCTGATGAAGTACGCTACTTCATCCTCGCCTTCCAGCGCTCGGGTGGAAAGAGCTTCATGCCTTCCGCTAAGCCGTGGGGTTCTAAGGCCGACAAGCGAGATGCCTCTCGCCGTGCCAAGGAGAATGACCCTCGTATGCTCAAGGGCGAGGCTCTCGAAGAGTACTTCTACAACGTGGCCATCGGTGAGATGATGGAGAGCACCGTCTCCAAGATCACTCAGCCCGCAGTAGATGGATTCCTTCACACCTACCAGGGGGTCTACTCCGACGGTTCGCTCATGGCTCTGTCCATCAGTGAAGAGGTACGGAACACCCTGCTGGATCCTGCGCTCAACAACATGGTGCTGTCGCTCGACAAGAACTACCGACAGTTCCTCAAGGTCATCCCAACCGACTCTGTCGTGGAGTCGCAGGTCACGGATATCTTCGGAGCAGGACTGCTCCAGGGTCGCTACGCCACCAGCTATCTCGGCAAGGACGCCCTCGTCGAGACCAAGGAGCGTCAGCTCCGTTGGCTCCGTGAGAAGAACATGTCCAACTCTTCCATGAAGGGTATCGATATCGCCAGCAGAGGTCACGAGCTCCGCTCGACCGCCGGTGTCACGACTGCACTCATGCGCATCTTCATCAACCTCCGACTGATCAACGGCATGGGTAACCCTCTCCTGATGCTGTCAGCTCCGGTAGAGACGTTCGCTCGCAACACCGTTGAGGACGCCAAGGCACTGCTGACAGGCCAGTCCACTAGTGCCGTGGGCATCAACATCTCCAAGATGCGTGCATCGTTCCGCGACTCTGTCATTGGCCAGTCTGCAGTAGTCTCTGCTCTCGCTCCTGAGGTTCAGATGACTCTCAGCACTGAGACTCTGCTCCACGCTCGTAACGTGATCAAGACCCTCGGTGACGACAAGGCTGTCTTCAAGCCCACGATCGCTGGCGACCTCGTTCCGCACATCGAGATTACTGGTAGCTGGGTAGAGCGTCAGTCTGCTCGTGCAGCCAAGTTCCTTGGTAAGTCGCAGGATCCCATGTGGGCTATCTCGACTCCGAAGATGGCAGAGCGCTTCGTGGGTGCCGTCATGCAGTACTTCCAAACCGTGGGTACTGAGAACGGCTACACCCTTGACGACGCTCTCGAAATGGCTGCGACCTCGTTCACGACGTTCCGCAAGACGTTCCCGCAGGTGTATACCCTTGCTATCAACACAGTAGCGAACGTTCGTACCACCAAGGCTACGACAGTGAGCCTCGCCGCTGGCGCTGCCATTGACGCTCTGTCGACCAGCCGGTATGGTGGGGTGAATATCATCAGCAACCTGTCGCTCAAGATCCCGTTCATCTTCCAGAACTACGCTTTCAACGCCGCGACCAACATTATGGGTCTGCAGTTCCTGGACTCTGTGTTGGCTCTCGCTGCTCAGGGCAAGACGAGCGGTCGCACCTGGGGACAGGTCCAGTCCTTCCTCAATGGTCG